AGTGCTATCGTTCAGCTTGTTCTATAAATAGATAAATAAAAAGTGCTTCCTAGATCGTCCGCCGACGAGGAAGCACTCAACACAAAAACTAAACTAGACACAATTTTGAGAATCCAGTATTATGCTTTGTATATCAATTATATAGTCCTGCTTTTTTTTATGGTTCGACCATTATTCGACCATTAATGCTTTTAACTACTATCAATATTCATATTCTTATATTATTTTTCAATTCTTGCCGCAATAGCTGATACTTCTATCTTTCTGAATTTATCTAAATATCTAATTGAGAAATTAATTAGTGCATTTGCATTATGCTTTTTAGCTTCTTGAACAACTTTTGCTAATATATACTTGTCTGTAGGAATTGCCAGTCCACTAAATTCCACTCTATCTATTATTGTAAATTGTGAGGGATCGTATCCTTTAGGTAACTTGCCGGATTTGAATACGACTAATATATCAGATACGGGTTCGTATTTTAATGTTATAGGCGTGACTTCTTTAGGGTAGATGTAAAATCCCTCTTTCGTATATTGTGAGAAGTCAAGTTTATAGACTTTTTCTGAATAGTACATTGATTTGCATGAGCAGAACAATATTACAATAATAGTGTAGAGTATCTTTTTCATAGCCTTTTTTTATCCTGCGTTTCGTTCATTCTTTAGCATAGCTAATTCACCCTTAACTTTTCTATTTTCATCAGCGAGAAGTTGGATCGTTTTTGTTTGTTCATTGATAGTTCCTTGTAAAGTTGCTATTGTATCCACCAATCGTTCCATACGCTCGATGTTAGAATCGGGCTTTATTGCAGACAAGAGCATTTCTCCTTTTCCTCGTAGTAACCATTCAGAAGAAATATCCTCAAATGAGATAAGTATTGCGCTTATTGTTGCTAAACTTAGTTCTCTTGCACCGTTTAATTGGTTGCTGAAAGTATTTTGCTTTATGCCGCATTTTATAGCAAAAGCTCTATCTGTCATTTGGTAATGGCTGATAATAGTTCTAATTCTACTAATCATATCAAATCAATCATAAAGTTAAAATATCACAAATGAGATAACAAAAAGAGTTTTCTGATTGCTAAATATCTCAATTGTGATTACATTTGCATCATCAATCAATCAATACTCCAAAAGTATGAATAAAATAGCAAATATCCAACCGAAAAGAGAGAAAAGTAACTCCAAAAAGAGAGATTACAGACTTATCGTTGATGGCAAATACAATTTGAAAGCTATAATGCAAAGAGCTTATGCTGAAATGAAATGGAACGGCCATTATTTGAAAACGTTCTCAAATGCTTTGAAAGAGGCTTGGATAGCTGCACATATTGCAATGGATGAATATAAAGCAGAGCAAAGTATGCGTAAAGCTGCTGCTGCGGGAACCTTATTTCCAAAGAAGAATCTTTCCCTTTCTGACTTTTACAGCGATCCTTGTGGAAACTTGGCTATGGGGTATGTGACTAAGTAACTAATCAAATCAATCATAAAAAACAATTATTATGGAACTACAAGCAATGACTAAAGTACAGCTAATTGAGAAAGTAGAGGAACTGTCTACGAGTCTTGATAAAAGTGCTACTGATGGAGCTGAATTGAAAGCAAAAGCTATCGAGAATGAAAAGATTATTAAGGAGCTACGTGCCGAGAATGAATCATTGAAAAATGAAGTAAAAGTACAGAAAGAATCGACTGACATGTACAAAGGGTGGTGGCAAAGTGAATCCAATAAGCTTGCAAAGGTTAAAGAATCTCTGAATGCTGCTTCTGTTGTTCTTCGTGCGATTACCAATGAAGCTACTAACTAACCCTCACTAAGTCAAACCAAAACCGCCGGTTATCCGGTACCCAGTCTGGTCTAAGAGCCTGCCTTTGAAAGGGGACTGGGAACACAGAGAAGAGTTCTTTGACATTGTGAAAACATATATGGCTTACGTAGCAGGAATACGAAGCTCGTGAGAGTAGGTAGTGGGCTGTAGTAAGACGGTGGTTTGGTACACCGGAGTAGCACCGCAATCAGCAATAAAAGCGAGGTGCAAAAAATACCCTGTAACCGAATAGCAGAGGATTTCGGTAAGTATATAGATAGAATTAAAGTGAATAACATATAAGAGCGATGTAGCTCAATTGGTTAGAGCGCTGTGTGTGGTGGATGGTTGAGAGTTCGAGTCTCTCAAGAAATACTCTTAGCTTAACGGAAGAGCACCACAAGCAGAGGTCGGCGGTTCGAATCCGCTCATCGCTCCTTTTATTAATTCATAAATACTACAATAATGGAAGAAAAGAAGAAAAGTATTATGTGCGTCATTCGTGAGATGGAAAAAGACGCAAAAGAAATTTTTCCAATTTCTAATAGGGCATATATCCTTAACCTAATATCTTACAGATTAAAGGATAAAGAGCCTGACAAGAAATGGGGCATTAAATCTGATAAAGATAATGGTATTGTCACTGTGACAAGAATTGAGTAACCAGCTATTTTAGGACTATGGAAACTATTAGGGGTGAAATGGCTGAAATATTGCTGGATAATATTCTCCGTTTGTTTTCGACAGAGATATTCGGGAAAGATAAGTCAGCATACTATGTAGGGGGCGAGAAAAAGTTGATTAGTCTCATTGAGGCAGGTAAGATTGAAAGTGATAAGCCTGCAAATGTTCAGAATGGCAAATGGCATTGTAATGCTGCTCAAGTATTGCTGCATTGTCGGTGTGCAAGGAAAGTCAAACGTAAAAAACGGAAAAAATGAAAACATTGAAAATCGTTCATAACATTTTTACGGTAGTTGCCTTACTGGTAGCTATGTATATAGGTGGAGGAATCGAAGCAACAAGAAGTGATATTGCCTGGTCGTATATCATATTCTTTATTGTTGTTGTGCTATTGGCTGTAAGATTCATCTATGAAGATAAGAAACAAAATAAAGATAGCCTGTGAAGGTTTGCATTGCTTAATTTTATTAGTCATGATTAGCCCGGTTCGCCGGGCACTTGTTGGGGTAGCTCAATTGGTAGAGCGCATGTTTTACATGAGGTCAGCGGTTCGAATCCGTTTCCCGGCTCAACTCTAAATGAGTTAAGTAACCCGTGAGGGTGAATATATCAAATCAATCAAAGTAGCCGGTAGTGTCCGGCTACGAATTGAAGGAATGGCGAAAGAGGCAGACGCGCTACTCGACAATAGGGAATGTCAGCCCTTAGATGTAGTGAGCATGACAACTCATCCCGGTTCGATTCCGGGTTCCTTCACAGAGATAATTCTCATTTATGTTTAACCAACAATACCGAAGTAAGGAGCTTCGTAGGGTGTGAGTCCCTTATTTATTTGATTTAAGTGTTCTACATCTATCCCGGTGTGCTCTGATCGGCTATCCGGGAGCAAAGTAACTCGTGAGAGTGAACTCATGTTTTTCATAGTATTAGAACTTGAAGTCCACATCATAGCGTTGATGTGGCAAAAACGGGGAGGTATTCTCAATGGAAAAGAGAGCATAAAGAAAGCGTACGAAGTGCTTTATGTATTGCAATGCAATTATTTAGGTTCGACTCCTAAACTGCCCCACAATGGCTTATGATAGCTAAATAATTGTTTGCCATGTTTTTTATTTTTGTGTTTGTGTTTCCAAGTGGACGGTTCGTGAGAATAGTTCACTTATATGAAGCTTTGGCGTAATTGGTAGGCGCGCTCAATATCAGAGTTGGTTCAGTGGAAATCTGTATATGAGTATCGTAGGACCCTTCGAGAAAGTAGACACCCAGTGCAGGTTCGAGTCCTGCAAGCTTCACAAGCTCGTGAGAGTTATTTAGTAGTTTTGTCGTGTTTTATTTTGTGTGTTTGGTACATGGTTCGTGAGAATAGTGTACCTTTTTAAATCGGAGAAATGGCGGAATTGGTAGACGCAAGTATGCAGATAGATTGAAGAAAGTCATACATAGGTAATCTATCGTCCCGGTTCGAATCCGGGTTTCTCCACACCTAACCAGTTATAGATGTCGTGTCTTTATTTAGTGTTGTATCATGATAAGATGTAATGGTTCGTGAGAATAGTACATCTTTTTTTATTTGGGCGGGCAGTATTCTTGGATGAAACATTACAGAGTGCGCACAATGTAAAGAGGTCGGTTCGATACCGGCACCGTCCACATATTTAGATGTGCATAAATCAGCGGGAGCCGTACACCCTTTAAGCGTAGCCGATCCATAAGGTACATTGGACTTTTTTGTAACATATGCTTTTCTGCCTGTACAATACTGTACAGGCAGTTTTTTGTTACAAAAAAAGGCGTTAAAATGGCGAAGTTTCTGTTTGCACATCTTGTCAATAAAAGATAACTTTATAGATGTAAAGAATTAAAAGTCAAACCATTAATTTCAGAATTATGAAAGAATTAGTAACCATTCAGCAAAAGCTGAAAGCCCCCAAAGGGCAGTATAATACTTTCGGTAAATACAAGTACCGTAGTTGTGAGGACATTCTTGAATCAGTGAAACCTGTTCTTGCTGAAACAAAATGTACATTAACTCTAAGTGATGAGATGATCGCAGTAGGTGATAGGATCTATGTAAAAGCGACTGTCACTTTGACTAATGACAAGGGAGAAAAAGAAATAACTACTGCTTTTGCAAGGGAAGAAGAGACAAAGAAAGGAATGGATGGGAGCCAAATCACTGGGGCCTCATCTTCTTATGCAAGAAAGTACGCTCTTAACGGTCTGTTTTGCATTGATGATGCAAAAGACAGCGATTCGACCAATACTCATGGTAAAGAAGAGACTCAACAACCTGCAAAAACACCGGTAAGTACGGATAAGGCAGTATATACAGGTGCTCAATTGAAAAATGCTATTGCTGAAATGCTTGCTGTTAAAAGTCGTGCTGAACTTGAAAAGGTTTGGTATGGACATGAAGCAATGCAAAATGATAATGAATTTAGAAATGCCTGTATGGAAATGGGCAAAATTTATCCTGCACAATGATAGAATTAGTTAGGTCAGGTGTAGTTTTCAATGAAGAAAACCACACCTATTTTCTTGGTGAAAAACAGTTGAAAGGTATAACGGGAATGATAAGCCGGCAATTATTCCCGGATAAATATAAGGCTGTTCCTGAGTTTATATTGAAGAGAGCTGCTGAAAAAGGTAGCCGTATCCATGCTCAATGTCAGTTTGTTGATACTACCGGTTTCATGCCTGAAAGTGTTGAAGCGGAGAATTATTTGAAAGAGCGGACGAAAGCCGGATATAAGGCTTTTGCCAATGAGTACACTGTTTCAGACAATGAATATTTTGCATCGAATATTGATTGTGTTTGGGAAAAGGACGAGAAAATCAGCCTTGGCGACATCAAGACTACTGCAAGTCTTGACCGTGAGTATTTGAGTTGGCAGTTATCAATCTATGCCTATTTGTTTGAACTTCAAAATCCACTTATCAAGGTTGATAAATTGTTTGGAATTTGGCTACGAGGTGATAAATCTGAATTGGTTGAGATTGGACGTAAATCGGATGCAGAGGTTAAGAGATTACTGGAGTGTGAGATTAAGGGTGAACACTTCTTGCCTAATGCTCCTGTTCCAGCCGATGAAAAGCAGCTTATTCCCATACAATTAGTAAATACTATTATTGATATAGAGGAACAGGCGGGTTATATCGCTGAAGTGCAGAAAGGTTATAAGGAACAACTTAAATCAGCCATGCGTGAGAACGGAGTCAAATCATGGGACGCTGGCCGATTGCGTGTTAGCTATACTCCCTCTTCAACGGGTAAGAGTTTTGATACAAAGAAATTTCAGGAAGATCACCCGGAATTATATTCTCAATATTTAAAAACGTCAACTAAAGCGGATAGTATTCGTGTAACTATAAGGGAGGAAGGAAAATGAGTGTCAATAAAGTAATTCTTATTGGGCGTGCCGGTAAAGATCCGGACGTGAGAACATTGGACGGTGGAGCAAAAGTAGCTTCTTTATCTTTTGCCACAACAGATAAGGCGTACACCTTGCAAAATGGTACCCAGGTACCGGAGCGTACAGAATGGCATAATCTTATTTTTTGGAATAAGACTGCTGAAATAGTTGAGAAGTTCGTCCATAAAGGAGATAAGTTGTATATAGAAGGTAAGTTACGCACTCGTAACTATGACGATAGCAAAGGAGTTAAGCGCTACATCACTGAAGTCTTTGTTGATAGTATCGAGATGCTTACACCGAAAGTTCAGCAACAGGCTGCTCCTGTGCCTCCACCATTACCACAACAACCACAGAGACAGCAACAACAGGTACAACAGCCTGCATATCAGCAACAGCCATATCAACAGGTACCACCGCCTGATGATTTACCATTCTAAATATGGCAGAAGCTATTCTAACAAAACAAAACGGGGTAGTCACAATGGATAAGTCGTTTGACTACCTCTGTTCCACGCTCAAAAATGGAACTTACACTGTAAGCATCAAGAGAAAGGTAGAACCGCGTACCCTGTCGCAGAATGCGCTCATGTGGCTGTGGTTTGCCTGTATTGAGAGGGAGACAGGCACGGATAAGTTAGATGTTCATGATTACTATTGCCGGAAGTTTCTTCCACGGCAAATATGTATGAATGGAAATATTGTTTCGGTTGTTGGAAGTACTTCTAAACTGAATACGATCCAAATGAAAACTTTCATGGATAAGGTTCAGGCTGATGCTGCCACCGAATTAGGAATCAATTTGCCATTGCCTGTTGACCAGTACTATAAAGATTTTATTAATGAATACCTGCATAGGTAAGTATTAACTAAAAATTTAATTAAAATGGATTTGAATATTTCAAAAGCAAAATTGACCAAAAAGGGATGTCTTGAAGTGGTCTATGCAGACAAGGAGGGAAACGATATCGTTTTCAAGGGGATTAATCCTGTTCATCCGGATTTGAAGGATTCGCTTAACAAGCTCATACCCTATATTGTCGATATTACAGAGCAGAAAGAAGCTGGGTACATTAACTGGGAACGTCCGGAGTCATGTCTTGAAGATGAGTTTTTCAAGAAGTTCAATGTCACCGGCGTTAGCATTGGTGGTGACTCTTCCTTTGAGGTTTGCGTGCTGACTGGTAAGCGAACTCTTATGACGAGCAAAGTCCTTAATCTTTGTTCTCCTGGTATTGGTTTCGATCCGGACAATGAATCGTATGTGCATTGTGAGGAGTTTCGTGATGCGGTTTACAATTTCTTGTATGAAGCAGAACTCTATGTTACAGAGAATAAATGTTCAGAGATTCAAAAGGAGTTCGAGTTTAAAGATGGTGAGGACCCGTTTGAAAAGACAGATGAAGCTGCTGAAGCAATGAATGAGGGTGAAGATAATGAGGTATTCTCAACTGTTGAACATCAAGAATTAGTATTAGAACCTGCTTCATGAAACCAATCTATGTGACTAAGACGCCTAATCTGTACCGGATTCAGTTCGAGTATCACCCAAAGTTGGTCGAGGTCATAAAGATGATACCAAGTAAGCCACGCTATGACGGAACAGACCGGGCGTGGCTTGTTAGTATCAATGATACGCGTTATCCTATTGGACGTGATGCGAATTGGTATGTGAGAGCTTTTTCGCAGTGGGCTGTTCAGATGCGTTTCTGTTCTACTGTAAAGGAACGTGAGGTTACTGAAGATATTAATTATGATATTCCTCCGATGAAGCCTTTTGTCGGTGAACACTATATGTTACTTCAACCTTACGAATATCAACTTGAAGGCGTACAGTACGCAATAGAACATAAACGTTGTTTTTTTGGTGATCAGCCCGGGTTAGGTAAAACATTGCAAGCTATATGTGCAGTTGTTAAGGCACATAAGGAAGCGCCCATTTACGGTGAATCTTTTCCCGTGCTTGTAATTTGCCCTGCTGCATTGAAAGTCAACTGGCAGCGTGAGTTTAAGAAGTTTGCAGGTATGAATGCGATTATACTTGATGACAGAAACCGGCAGTCCTGGCAATCATTTTATGAGTGTAAGAAATCTGATGGCAGCCCACTTTGTGAGGTATTCATTACGAATTATGAATCACTGAATAAGTTTTTTGTGAGAGCTGTTGATAAGGAATCCAAGTTCACAATGAAAAGTATTGCTTTCGATCAGCGTGTTTCTTTGTTCAGGTCTGTTATCATTGACGAATCTCATAAATGTAAATCAAGTAAGACGCAGCAAGGAAAGTTTGTAGAAGGTATCTGCAAGGGAAAACGGTATGTATTCGCATTGACCGGTACTCCTGTTGTCAACAATAATACAGACTTGATACAACAGCTAAAAATATTAGGTCGATTAGAGGACTTTGGAGGATATAGCCGGTATGTTGAAAGATATTGTGATGGTCCCAAACAGGCATCCAACGTTAAAGAGCTGAATTGGCGGTTATGGAATACTTGTTTCTTCCGTCGTGAGAAGTCAAAGGTACTTACACAACTTCCGGACAAGACTCGCCAATACTTGACAGTTGATATCACTACCACCAAAGAGTATAAGGCTGCCGAAGCTGATATGGTGAAATACTTGAAGAAGTACAAGAATGCTTCGGACGCACAAGTGCAGAAATCAATGAATGGTGCTGTCATGGTGCAGATGCAGCTTTTAAAGCAGATATCTGCCAGAGGTAAAATCAAGGCTGTTTGTGAATTTGTCCATGATGTTATTGACGGTGGTGAGAAGCTGATACTTTTCGGTTACTTGAAAGAAGTTGTAGCAGAACTGAAAAAGGAATTTCCTAAAGCCGTTACTGTAACTGGTTCCGACAATGTGAACCAAAAGCAATATGCCGTTGACTCTTTTCAAAATAATCCGGATTGTAAACTGATTATTCTGAATTTCAAATCAGGCGGTACCGGGCTTACTTTGACGGCTGCCAGTCGAGTAGCATTTATTGAATTCCCATGGACGTTCAGTGATTGTGAACAGGCAGAAGATCGGGCACACCGTAACGGTCAGAAGAACAACGTTAACTGCTATTACTTCTTAGGTAAGGATACTATCGACAAGTATATGTATGATGTGATTCAGACTAAGAAGAACATTGCCAACGGTGTTACCGGTACGGACGATCAAGTAGAAGAGAATATGGTGAATCTTGCAATGGACTTGTTTAGGGATAAATTATGAAGCCGTTCAGATTTGTTGTAAATGGACAGAAAACTCATATTCAGGAATATAAGAAAGAAATGTTGTTCGGTCCTGAATGGGAAACCATAATATCCTTTGTCGGTTGTAGGAACAGGTGTAAACAAATCGTTGACCTTCTAAATGAATGTGCTACGATTTCAAAAAACAAGCAGAAAAATGACTGAAGAAGATATTCGTAAATTGGAGGTGAAATATTCTGAAACCAAGATACAACACATTTGTGTAACTTGGTTCAGAGAAACGTTTCCCAATGTAGGCCCTTTACTCTTTGCTATACCAAATGGTGGTATCAGGACAAAGAAAAGCGGTGCTATGCGTAAATATGAAGGTGCCATCGCTGGTGTTGCAGATTTGATTCTGCTTTTTCCTCGCGGTGGTAAGAGTAGTCTTTGCATAGAGATGAAAACTCCACATGTAAAAGGTAAACGTGCCGGAACGCAGTCTGATGAGCAAAAAGAGTGGCAGGCATTAGTTGAGAAATATGGTAGTGTATATGTAGTTTGTCATGGGTTGATTGAGTTCATTAATAGCGTTTGTTATTATCTGAAAGCTGATCCTCAACCTTATATAAACAATGTCTTACGGAATTATTATAAATTGATATGACTTATATTGAACTTATCAATAGGTTTTGGGAACTTGACGAAAGCTGGCAATTTTCCTGCTGTGAAACGAGGCTTTATTTTTACTTGCTAAAAATTGCGAATCGTTTAGGCTGGGAGGATAACTGGACACGTAGTGATACAAAGGTGTCATCTGACGTGGGAGTGTCGGTGAAAGTATTCAAGTCCGCCCGAAATAGATTAGTTCAAGCAGGTCTTATTGAATGTAAACAAGGCAATGGAAGAGGCAATAAATCAACGTATTCTATAAAAGGTGTACAAAAAGGTATGCAAAATATACCACCTTTACGGCATCCTTTAGGGACACCTTTAGGGTACCCTTTAGGTACACCTTTTCAAGAAAGTTCCCCCATACCCCCTAAAGAAGAATATAAGACAGAGACAAAGACAAAGAAAGAACCCCCTAAAGGGGGTAAGAAAGAAAGTAGCTCTGGCGAGCTTTTTTCACCCTCTAAACCGGAGAAACCTAAAAGAGTCGCAAAAGAATTTATTGCTCCTACGCTCGATGAAGTTATTCAATACTTCATCAAGCAAAATGCTCCGAAACGGTTAGATGATTGGCAAGAGCAGGCAGAAATATTCTTCAACCACTTTGACTCGATAGGGTGGAAGAACGCCAATGGGGTGAAAATTGAACGTTGGGAATCTAAGGCTAACCTTTGGATATTGGATCATGTCAAAGAAAACCGGAAGAAATATGGAGCTGATACACAAGAAAGAAACTCAGATAGCGACCGCCAAAAGTTTGATGTCACTCGCAATCTCGAAGAACTTGACCGAAGGTGGAAGGAAGAGCACGGCATTGAGCAGGAAGTTGGCTAGCACGTATAGTCCAAAGCTCTTTTGTGAAACCTATAATCCGGACTTACAATCTCGGTTAATGATTGTCAAGTCAATTGCAGAACTGTCTATGATTGACGGATGCCCGAAGTTAGGGGATGTAAGTCTTGCCTACGGCATTGAAGGTGCCAGAGAGTGGCTGAAATGTCATTTGCTCAAGGTGAATTGTTTCGTTGGCGCAAAACTAAAATTAACTGATGAGCAGTTAATTGATTTGAGTGATCAGATTGCCTGTGAGTATCCGTTTCTAAATATTGCTGAACTATGCTGTTTCTTTGGCCGTCTCCGATCCGGTAAGTATGAGGAATTCTTTGGTTCTGTTGATCCTATGCAAATTTTAAAGTCGCTTGATACGTTCTGCCAAGACAGAAGAAAAGATATGCTTAAAGCCGAGCAAGCTATTGAGGCTATAAAAATGGAGAATAGCATTAAAGAACGTACTAGCCATTGTGTGACACTTGAGCAATATCTTAAAAACCGAAATGGAATGATGAGAGTTACAATTTACTGGGTAACAAAAGACGAAACTCTTCGTAAACGGATTAGAGAGCGTTTTGGTATTGATAATTATACGAGTATCAATGGTGAAACGTTCGCTGAAATAAAGGATGAGGACGTTGAATTGTTGCGTGAAACGGAGAAGCGAGGTTTTATACAACTTCGTTTCAAACCCGAATGAAAATGGCGTTAAAATGGCGAAGTTTCTGTTTGCATAACTTGTCAATAACGATTACCTTTACTGATGTAATAAACTAAAAGTCAAACCAATAACTTAGAATTATGACAAGTAGAGTATATAATTGGATACGTAGTCACCAAGACCAAATTTCTATTAATAGCATAAAGCTATATGATGGGCTTGCTATCTTTAATGTTAGAGAGGTGATATTTTATAGTAATTATGTCGAAATTATCTATGATTCATATCCTCATAATAAATATACCCGTCACAGAGTGTCTATTCGTTATATACAGGATATAAGTTATACGAAAATTAAAGTCAAACCAATAAATATTTTGAATTATGGAAGTACAAAACATTAGAATTGAGCTTATCAGTCCTTCTCCTTTGAATCCGAGAAAGACATTTGATGAAGCAGCTCTTGAAGAGCTTGCAAGTAACATTGAGAAACAAGGCTTATTGCAGCCTATCACCGTCAGGGTAGCCAAATCCGAAGATGTGACTGACTTAGAAACTGGTGATGTCACAACAACCCCCTGTTCGTATGAGATTGTTTGTGGTGAGCGTCGTTTCCGTGCTGTATCACTATTGAAAGAAAAGGAAGATAAAGAGAATGTTGCTAAAATCAAGGCTCATCGCAAGAAATCGGAACAATTCCAAGCGATTTCCTGCATTGTCAGAGAGATGACGGATGATGAGGCTTTCGATGCAATGATTACTGAAAATCTTCAAAGAAAAGATGTCGATCCTATCGAAGAAGCTTTTGCTTTTGCACAGTTATCAGAGAGAGGGCGTAGTTATGAGGATATTGCCCTTAAATTCGGAAAGTCTGCTCGCTTTGTCTTTGATCGTATAAAGCTAAATAGCCTTATTCCGGAACTGAAAGAACGTGTAAGAAATGGAGATATCCCATTATCCGGTGCAATGATTCTTTCAAAACTTGACGAAGAAACTCAAAAAGAGTTTCATGAGGAAGAAGATGAACAATGCACGACCGCTATGATTCGGGATTATGTGAGTAATTCTTTTATGGAACTTAAAAAAGCCGATTGGATTGAAGAGGACGCTGATAATTGGGAAAATGGAGAATTTAAACCATGCTCTCAATGTGAATCTAATACCTGTAATCATGGTTGTCTATTCTATGAAATGAACAATAAAGACGCCCGGTGTATTAATGCTACCTGTTTTAATAAAAAGCGAATAGCGTATGTGATTCGGAAGATTCTGCTTGAAAGTGAAAATCTTGTAAAGTTAGGTGAGCCTCTTTCATTCGGAAAAACAGTAATTGTAGCAAAAGCCGATTCTTATTGGAGTGATGAAAGAAAGATGCAGTATGAAAGTACTTTAGAAGCTGTTAAGCAACTTGGATTTGCAGTGGTCAATCCGGATGAAGTCTTTAGATATTCATGTTATTATGATGCTGATGATGAGCGTACTTTAAAAATGCTTGATGATGGAGATGTTTATCGATGTATCTCATTTTTTGGCTATTATTATCCGGAATTTGAAGTGAAATTCTACTATACGAGGAAAGAGCTTGCTTCCAGTACTGCTGCAGTTGCCGATCCTAAAGAGATAGCGAGGGAAAATATAAATAACCAGCTAAAAAGAGCAAAAGATATAGTCAAAGAGAAAGCTGCTGAAGAGATGCGTAAATGGGCACAAAATAAGCCCTACTATGAGCGCAAAGAAGTTCTATCCATTGATGAACAAACGGTTTTTGATGTATTGATTCTTAATAGTTGCAATAGTGATTATCTGAAGAAGATTGGTCTGGAAAAGTATGGAAAAGATAGTGACTTCGTGAACTATGTTAAGGATAATAAAATTAATAGATTTCAGTGGTACAGAGCTTTTATAACTGAATGTTTATCATCTAATAATGTGAATTTCTATGAGCACTTACGTAAATGCCAAAATATTCTGTTTATGGAACAATATCCAGACGAATATAATAAGCTAACTAAAAAATTAGCAGATTCATTTGACAAGAAAGAAAAGAAGCTTAAAAAGCAACTTGAGGATCTTGATAACGATAACACAGAGGAAGCCTAATGGTTTCCTCTCTTTATTGATATGCTTATGAGAACTTGGACTAATGAACAACTCGCTATACTTGATAGCGAATATCCCACTGCTGATTTAAAAGAACTTGCCGGGCGCCTTGGTAAAACACATGAAGCTATTAAAGCAAAAGCCTTAATTCGTAAACTGAAACGTTCTCCGGACGTGAGGGTTTGGAGTCCGGAGAAAAGGCAAAAATTGATAGCTCTTTATCCTGATCACACCAACCTTGAAATAGCTTCGATGCTTGGTTCAACTGAAAGTGCGGTTGCCGGTATGGCTTTCAAACTAAAATTGAGAAAGTCGGCAGAGTTCTTATTTGAACATTCCTCAAAGGGTTTCTTCCCCAAAGGACATCAACCAACGAATAAGGGACGTAAGCAAACAGAATATATGTCTGATGCTCAAATTGAAAAAACGAAAGCTACACGTTTCAAAAAGGGATGTATCCCAAAGAATCATAAAGAGATTGGATATGAACGAATAACCCGTGACGGTTACATTGAAGTGAAAACTGCTGAACCGAATGTCTTTGAACTTAAACACCGGCTTGTATGGATTGAGCATAATGGAGAAATCCCTCCTGGTTACAATATTCAGTTCAAAGATGGAGATAAGCAAAATATTTGTATAGATAACCTATACATGATTAGTCGTTCTGAACAAATGAAAACCCAAAACTCAATGTATGCCCGGTACCCGGAAGATGTTCAGTACCTCATCAAGCTAAAAGGAGTTTTGAATAGACAAATTAATAAAGCAACAAAAAAGAATGAATCATGAGTGATAATGCAATAGATAGATTAAAGGAAATGGTAAACAAGGCATTCCTTTATCAGAATGAAGAAGTAGTCATATTAGGCTATTGCGATGGTATTGGCGATGATGGTACCGAAGTCGAAATATACTTGAACAATGGTAAAACACTTGTTTTTAGTATGTTTGATTTAGCTTCCAAGTTGAACCGTTTCCGGTCGATAACAAATACAGTTGTCGTGTTAGCGAATGAACGCTTGAATAAGGTGTCTACTGTGAATCCTACTATTTTACAAGATATGAGAGACTTGGTTCTACAACAAATAAAGGATGTGAAAGAAGATCCTAATAAAGTAAATCAGGCCAAACAGGTTTTTCAAGGTGTCAATACTCTTATAAACCTTGCTAAAACTGAACTGGAATACAGGAAATATTTGGATACCACGGACCCTCTAAATAAATAGCCCTATGTTGTACAACAGACGTTTGAATTTAGAAATAAATTCTTCGATAATGCCTGATGGGTGGGAAGATGAGGGAAACAGATATAAGAAGTTTACTTTATATCCCTCTCATAAAGAAACTATTGCTTGGATGGCTAAGTTTAATCTGTATAGAGAAAAGGCTTTTCAAAAGGAAATAGTTTGTTTCTTGCTTTCAAACTACATTTCAAAAGAGAGTGGGAAATATTATGATCCAGTTGCTATCGAGGTTCTTGCATACGGTAAGATGTATTCTCCTAAAATCCGTGAAACTCATTATTTGGTTGGTAGTATTCCGGAAGAGTTCTATAAGGTTGTTCGAAAGTCGCTTGCCATTCTTCCAATTAAGAAAGCTAATGCTTTGTTATATTATGTCGTGACAGCTTTCTATTGTGCACCTAATAGGGTAATTGAAAAGATGTGCAAGCGCATTGAAGAACTGAAGAATCCTAATAAATCAGATGATCGATATGTAACCATTCAAACTTATGTTCCTTTGAAAGACTATCAAATGATATGCAATTATTCCAATTCCGTAGGTATGTGTATAAACGATTTGCTAAAGCAAGTTTTACAGGTTGTTTGTATGTCAAAGAAAGAACGGGCCTCAACTATTACTCCATTCCTCCGGATTTTTAATTTATACAGGATAATGAAGCAACCGGCAACTCCTTTTGTTTCAGAACACTGTATGTCTTTGACAGCTTTTATCAGTGATGAACATGACAAGAAGTACTTTATCAAATTTACAAAAAGACGTAAACTGTCTAAAAGTGAATTACTTAGAAAAGCAGTCAGAGCGTTTGTTGAGGTTGTGGATCGCAAAGAAACTTTCATGAAGAAAGTAGAATTGATGTCTGATGACGAGGATTATGATTACACCGAATATCAATATTCACAATTATCCCGTACTGACTTTGCGAGGTCAATTTATTATAACCGATAAAAATTATATAATGAAAAAATTAAGAATCAAAAAAGTAGATGCTACTTACTTTAGCCTTTCTAAGTATATGCGTTTAGAAGGACAATTTCAAGCAAAGAACTTCCAGACTGCCTATTTCTTGCAAGTTCGGATTATTGGTCTTTGGTTTACAATTCAAACGTATATCTCTATTGATAGTAATTACGCTTTGCTTTGTGCAACCGAAGCGATGGAAAAGCTACAAGAAAAACTCTAATCATCATGTGTATGTATAAAAGGACAATTTACAGATTCCATATAAGGGACCAGCCTGCATAAAACGGTGTGAGATTATTATTAGTCTAACAATTTAACCTAATCATTTATGATAACATTGAATAAGTTGGCCCCTAAAATTTTAAAGATTATAGAGCGCCGCTTTCATCTGAATGATAATACTTCTAAAAAGGCTTTCAGTTTAAAAATATCTGCTGCCTGGAGGAAGTTTGATGAATTATCAGAATTACCATGCGACGATATAAAAGACCATCCGGAATATAAAAAGAGAGCTGCTGATATTATAATAGTTACCATTGCTTTTCTAAAACATTATGGATGTAAGGATATCGAGGCTGAAATTAAGAGAGCAATTGATTTGCTTTCTGAGGAGTCAGAGAGAGGTGATTAAGGTGTTGTTACTGACTGTTTGTGTTGTTGATTTTAATGCAGTTTGTTATGACAGAGACAATTCAAGTCTGCCTACTTGATTTTAATAAAGGGCAGCTCACGGGATTACCGAAGAATCCGCGCTTTTTCCGTGACTATCGCTTTGAAGCGATGAAGAAAAGCATTCAGGATTCGCCTGAAATGCTTGAACTTAGGGAACTTATAATATTTCCCTATAATGATGGTCGGTATATTGTCGTTTGTGGCAATTTACGTTTGCGTGCATGTAAGGAGCTTGGTTACAAAGAGCTTCCATGTAAGGTCCTGGCACCTGATACCCCTGTTAAAAAGTTGAGAGAGTATGCTACAAAGGATAACGTCAATTTCGGTGAGAATGATTTGGACGTTATGGAAAATGAATGGAATAAAGCAGAACTCCAAGACTGGGGTATCGAGTTCGGGCCGGAGAAGAAGGAGGATGAATTTAAAGAGCGCTTCGATGCCATCACAGATGATACAGCTATTTACCCCCTTATTCCTAAATATGACGAAAAGCATGAGTTGTTTATCATAACCTCAAGCAATGAGGTAGATAGTAATTGGCTTCGTGAAAGGCTGGATATGCAGCACATGAAGTCGTACAAGACCGGGAAAGTAAGTAAGAGTAATGTAATCGACATAAAAGATGTTCGCCATGCCCTGCAAAATAGTAATACCAAGTCATAAGCGCCATGACCGGGTGTTCGCTAAAAAGTTGGTGAACGATCCTATAATTTGCGTTGCTGAAAGTCAAGCTGACTTGTACCAGCAGTTTAACCCGGAATGTGAAATAGTTACTCATCCAGACGATGTAATCGGCCTCATCCCTAAACGTAATTGGATGGCGAAACATTTTGGTGAACTCTTCATGCTCGACGATGATGTTCATGCCTGTAAAGCGATCTATGCAGAAAAAGGTGAACCGTGCCGGGTGAAAGATAAGGATAGAATCACCAATATTATTCAATCTCTATTTGAGATGGCTAGTATGATGGACGTGCATTTGTTTGGTTTCACTTCCCGGATATCTCCTGTTATGTATGACGAAACCGGCTTTCTTTCCCTGTCTAAAATGATAACCGGTTGCAGTTATGGAGTAATCTATAACAAGAACACTTGGTGGAATGAAGAGATACGTTTAAAAGAAGATTTTTGGATTTCCTGTTATATTAAGTACAAAGAGCGTAAGATTTTAACCGATCTGCGTTATAATTTTGAGCAAAAGAGCACATTTGTGAACGCTGGTGGTCTTGCTTCGATCAGGAATCAGGAAGAAGAACGCAAATCTATTCTTTTCATCAAAAAGAGCTTCGGTGATAGTATCCAGCTCAAGAGTGCGACGAATAATGGAAAGGATAAGACGAAGCAGCTTGTACAGTATAATATATCCTGCAAATTCAAGTTCTAATAACCTGTAAAAAAGGCGTTTAAATGGCGTTCAATCTGTTTGCTATATCCGTCTTTTTTAGCTAAATTTACTGATGTAATCAATTAAAAGTCAAACCATTAAATTAGAATTATGATTATTAGAACTGTTTGCGGATATGATTTCTTTGAGGTGAGTTCTGCAATGCAAAAAGCGATCCGGCGAGCCGATACCGGGGTAGCCGGCTTTTTTGCCTTGGAATTATGGGCGAGTGGATACCGCGACTATGTGTGGAAGCGTTTATATACCATTAGTGCAGAAGATTGCTTCGGTATCATAACAAAAGAGATAGAAGCATTGTGGCAAGGTCATGAGCTGGTAAATAAGAATGCTACCGAACCAAAGGGGAGGATATTTGTCAGCAAGGCGGTTATTCTTCTTTGCGAATGCAGAAAGAACCGGGATGCAGATCATTTACAGAACTTTATTTATGACAGAAGAGATGTTGACATAGAAAAATGGATAGATGATGTTAGACGTTATCCTATTGCCATCCCTGTATATACTTTTGATGTACATACAAGGAAAGGGAAAAAGCAAGGTAGGACCAAAGGAGAGTTTTTCCGAGAAGAATATGAAGCGTTACAGCCACGAGTTCCCGGATTATTTGATGATTTGCTTCCTACTGATAAGTCGAAGTAATGATAAGACCACGGTTTAGGCTGTGGTCTTTCAATTTTATAAAAGTCAAACCAAATTAAACCAAAGAATTATGAACAGAAAAGAAAGGCAGGAAGCAAGAGTTAACAGACTAAGAGAGCTTTCAGTAAATGCAGCGAAACAGTCAACAGAGGCGTATAATCAGAGCTACAAAATGGTTGAGCACATTCCTCCTGGACAACCTATACTTGTAGGGCATCATTCAGAAAGGGGACATCGCAGTGTTTTGAACCGCTCCTGGAATGCTCTGGGAAAGTCTGTTAAATTAGGTGAGAAGGCAGGATACTTTGAACGTAAAGCCGAAGCTGCTGAAAATAATAACTCCATTTATTTAGGAGATGATGACGCAGTAGACCGATTGCAAGAAAAGGTCGATGCGTTAGAGAAAGCTCAAGGAATGATGAAAGCTGCTAATAAGATAGTCAGAAGTAAAAAACTAAATGATATTGCAAAGGTTGAACAACTGCAAACTTTAGGTTTTTCAGAGAATAAAGCTATCGAGCTAACTAAACCTGACCGTTATGGTGAGTATGGTTTTCCTTCTTATATGCTTTCTAATAATAATGCACGTATCCGGGATGCGAAACAACGTCGTGATCGAGCCAGAAAGCTAAAAGAGACAGAAGATAAAGAATACACTATCAATGGTGTACGTGTCGTTGAGAATGCTAAAGAGAACCGTTTGCAGTTATTTTTTGCCGGTATTCCGAGTAAGGAAATCCGGTCACAGTTGAAAGAAAATAATACTTTCAGGTGGACTCCCTCTATTGGTTGCTGGCAGGCATACCTCAATCGTTGGTGCATAGAACGTGCAAAAGTTATCTTAAACTCAATTACTGAATAATCATGGGAGAGTTGTCAAGAGAAGCCTCATTACAAAGGGTAATGAGGGCATCAGGTCGTGTACCTGTTCAATGTTCATGTAGCATTTGTAAACAACAATGTCATACTCCTTGTCTTGGTACTCCTGATGATATTGAAAGGATTATTGATGCAGGTTACGCAGATAGATTGGAACTGACAAATTGGGCTACTGGTATCTTTTTAGGAGTTATCAATGTTGCAGTTCCAATGATTCAACCTGTTGCTGGCAAAGAGTTTTGTGCTTTCTTTGAAAATGGGTTATGTATTTTACATGATAAGAACTTGAAACCAACTGAAGGACGTTTATCTCACCATACGGTAAGGAAAGATAATTTTAATCCAGTTATGAGTCTTGCTTGGAACGTTGCAAAAGAATGGATGATGACTGATAATATGGAGGTAATTTCTCGTGTGTTAAATAAGTTTCAAAATAAACGAAGGCTATGAGTACACATTCAGTTGTGCGTGTTGATTGCAAAGCATTTGCGAAATGTGGAGTAAAATCCCTTTCGCATTGCCGTCGATATCGCGGTGAAGATAATTATTGTAAGGGATGTACTCTAATTCGTCGTAAACCTCGAAATAGAAAGTTTGATGCAGGTGGTAGAGAGATGAAAAAATGTACCCATTGCGGCCACTATTTCTATCTCAATCGGTTTTACGCAAATACGATTACTTCGCATGGAAAGAAATACCGGTGTTTATCGTCATGGTGCCGTATGTGTATGTCACAGGTTAATAGCGAGAGGGCAAAGCAAAAAAAAGGACTCACTTAATAATAAGTTTCTTGTATGAGATATTATGCTTCAGTTAGTTTTGGTAAGGATTCTTTGGCAATGCTTTTCATGCTAATAGAAAAAGGATATCAGTTGGATGAAGTCGTTTTCTATGATACTGGTATGGAATTTCAGGCAATCTATAACACTCGTGATGCTGTTCTTCCAATTCTTAAAAAACTTGGCATTAAATATACAGAACTGTATCCGGAGCAAACTTTTCTTTGGACAATGTTTGAAAGGCCGGTTAAGAAAAGAGGGACCAATATTATCCATAAAAAAGGATATAGTTGGTGTGGGGGAACATGCCGGTGGGGAACGAGTGAAAAACTTCGTGCATTGAAAGCTCACACAAAAGATGGAATTGATTATGTCGGTATTGCTGCCGATGAGATGCATCGCTTTGAAAAAGAAAATCGGCCTAATCGGGTTTTACCACTTCGTGATTGGGGTGTAACTGAAGCAGATGCACTCCAGTACTGTTATACAAAAGGCTTTGTTTGGCATGAGGATGGAGTAAAGTTGTATGAATTGCTTGATCGTGTGAGCTGCTGGTGTTGTGGGAACAAGAACTTAAAGGAGTTGAAGAATATGTATTTGCACCTTCCATGGTATTGGAAAAAGCTGAAAGAACTTCAGCTAAATACTGATAGGCCCTATCGGCGTAATAGTGGAGAAACCATTTTTGATTTAGAAGAAAGATTTAAACGTGAAATGTAACAAAAATAGTTATTATGATTCCCTTATGTGTAAATGGAAAAGATTATTATGATCGAGAGGAAGCACTTGCTGCCTGGTTCGAAGAATGGTTAATGAAACAAGACTTTGAGCAGGATCTTATTGATCGAGAGCTGGAACTTGAATATCGAAAGACTCATCCGGATTGGAACACTCCTTATGTGATGTATGGTGTTCGTAAAAAACATAAGTGTATCCAAAAGAATGAAATTGCAGTGTTCTATGATTTGATTCCGAGACAAAAGCGTGCCCGTACTGCTGAAACACATTGGTATAAAGTGTTGTATAAAAGAAAGGCAACTCCTGAAGAAGCTGAAGCGCTCAAAACCGGAACATATACCCGTAGGTATTTAGTGTATTCCTGGTATATTGAAAAGAAAATGACTCTTGATAAGGCTCTGTCTCTGATAATTGCCGATGACAAGCTGTTGGGTATTACTGATAACACTATCTCTGAAATTGTAACAGCCTTTGAGACTTTCTTTAACCGTAAATTTAGAATTTATAAACCCGAGTTTACAACTCAACTTAATTTATTTACAGAGTAATATGAAAACAACAATTATTTCATGTGTGATTTTTTTTGTGTTCCTGCTATATGTAGGGCACTTGTCTATAACAATCAAGCCGTTTGCGGTTCAGCTTCCGTACTGGCATCGTTCACTCGGACTATTTCTGTTGATCCTCTCTTTTATAGTATATAATACCGGTGAACGTGCAAAAGGGTACATTGATGGGATGAAAGAAGAGGAAAGAATTGTACTTGAATTGTTGAAGAAAAAGACCGAATGAAAAAGGCGTTAAAATGGCGAAGTTTCTGTTTGTATAACTTGTCAATAACGATTACCTTTATAGATGTAAAGAACTAAAAGTCAAACTTGTAAAAAATAAATAGAACTATGAATAAAGTGATTTTAAACGAACAAAAGATAATTGATAATATAACAGAAGGTTATCCTGTTACAGTTACACGGGAAGACGGTTTCAAGTATATTATTAGCATGGAACGTAAACGAGGTGAAGAAGTATATTCATATCAGTTCGGACGCATTAAAAGAGAATTTGATTCTTTTGATAGCTTGGAAAATGCACTTAGTTCATATGAATTTACAGAGGTTGTTTTTTAATACAAGAAAAAGAATGAGGAAAGAAGGTATAAAAAGACAGGATTTTGGATGTTGTCCTGGTCATGATAAGTTTCCCAATCATACCTACAATACCCGTGCTTCAAAGAAAGCCAAACGACGAACAGATCAGCTTGCTAATATGCGTACAAGACGTTGGGCGAGACGGGAATTATCAATTGAATTAGAACTATTGATTAATGACTAACAAGATAAGAAAGGAATGATTATGGGATGGGGATTTTTTATATGTCAGACTGATTGCAAGAACCGAAAGAGACTAACCGAATTTTGGTTACACAAAAATTTTATCGGTGTACATTATCATGGCTGGGTTGATTTAAACCAGAAGAAATTAGCAGAATCATGTACAAGGCATAGAAAGTTTAAAGATAATTACTACGTAGCAATGGAAACTATAATACCATTCTATGTAATTAAAAAGATTATATTTTCTCCACAGGTTCTTTGGGAATTAGCAAAGTGGTTTATCAGAGCTTGGAGATATAATAATCGGAATAAATAACTCTCATAAGAAAAATAATGAATATTGGAATTGTAGATGTAGACGGTCATCATTTCCCTAACTTTGCTCTTATGCGTGCATCTGCATATCATAAGGCGAGAGGTGGTCAAGTGGAATGGGCTACCCCTTTCAATCAATATGATAAGGTAATGGCGAGCAAAGTGTTTACTTTCACTCCTGACTTTAATTACTTGACTTTACAAGCTGACATAATAGAGAAGGGAGGGACTGGCTATGACATAAAGAAGCAATTATCATCTGAAATAGAAAATAGTATTCTAATGGACTATTCTATTTATCCTCAATATAACTTTTCTCTTCAGTTTTTCTCACGTGGTTGCATCCGGAAATGTCCGTTTTGTTTGGTTCGTGAAAAAGAGGGATATATTCGTGCAGTAGAACCGGTTGAGTTGAACCCTAAAGGAGAATGGATTGAAGTGCTGGACAATAATTTCTTTGCAAATCCCAAATGGAAAGATGCCATTAATTATCTGCAAAAGAAAAATCAGATGGTTAATTTACATGGTGTTGATGTTAGGATCATGAATGAGGAGCAAGCATTTTATTTGAGTAAGCTGAAATTGAAAAGAAGAATCCATATTGCATGGGATTTACCGGAGATTGACCTTACAGAAAAGTTGAGAGAAGTTACTAAATATATCAAGCCTCGTAATTTGTCTTGTTATGTCTTAGTAGGTTTTAACTCTACAGTAGAACAGGATATGTATCGATTAAATAGGCTTAAAGAGTTAGGAATTTCTCCTTTTGTACAGCCATACCGGGACTTTAATAATAACCGCAAACCTACTTTATATGAAAAGGATATTGCACAATGGGCTAACAAGCATCAGATATTTAAGACCTGCGATTTTGCAGACTTCTCACCAAGAAAAGGATTTAAATGTAATTATTATTTAAATCGATAAAGAGATCATTAAAATATACCTGAAAGATAATATTGATTATTTTGATATACTATTTAGTTTTTTTACATCTTTCCAGAATACAATGAAATCTATTGCTAAAGTATCAACGACTTGAGGCTGGTTAAACATATATTTATAAAATTCGTTGTCAGTAGATGAAGAAACCGTATTCTTAAATGCTGAATTCTTTATATTATTCAATAGGATAATTTGTTCTTCAGAAAGATAATCTAAATAGTTAAGTGTTTCATCAATAGCTTTATCAATTATTTGCAATGATTGATTTATTGTGAATAAAATTTTAGTATTTGTTTCTGGCAAAACTTGTTTCGCAACATTTGAAATATCAAAAATCGTTGATCTTTTAAAAAGATTCAATAAATCATTTTCATTATTTCTATCCAAATTCACATTTTCAATTTGCTCAATCGTTAAATTGATTGATGATGGATCATATGCAAAGATGATCGTTTGTGTACCTTTTGAAATAATATTTATTCTATCTTTGATGACAAGATTAATTTTTCTTTTTCTCAAATAGAAAGGTATAGTTGTTACCAAAAAGTAAAAAAAAGCTCCAGCGATATAACTATATGATAAATTAATTAATATGCTATTTATATTTTGAGCATTTGTAAATGAACCTAATTTGAGACTTTGTATATCTAACCCAATAACTAAAATGATGATTAAAGCCAAGAGCGTTATTACAGATATGGTAATGTTTATGAATCGTTTCATATTATTAGATGTTTTTGCAAATAAACAAAAAAATGATGAAATCTCCAAATGTATATAGTAATGAAATAAATAGGATATAATAATCTATTGCGAACATAGTGGTTAGCTGTGGATTATATTTCCAATATCTTCATCATTATCAACATACATTTTGATGTACTTTCTTAATAGGGTTGGGGTATTGGCACATTCATCTGTTTTAATTATTTGGAGATTATTCAATCCATATAAAGATGTCAAATTCCAGTTTGTCATTTCTTGTAGTGAGCGTTTTATCTCAATTTCTGATTTTGCGTCTTTAGTGAATATTGTAATATTCTTCTTTTGAGGATTAGTAGATGAAGATTGCCTTTCAAAAAAGGCTTTAAAATATTGGCTGTCATTTATGCCTAATGAATGCCCAAATATTGTAATATCATCAGCATCCATTAAATCATATACCATAGCAGGAGGATTATACTGAGAATCAAATGATTTTTGTATGAAGTCATAGTTATGAGCAATTTTCTCATCTTTTGTTCCTAATATAATATTTCCATCTAAGATACATCCATGTACATAGTTTATTGTATCATTAAACTCCATTGCAAAACTGGAATTAGGAGCTACTTCACTAAAACTCGTGTAGTTAAAAGAATATATGACAATTTGATCATTTGATTTATTCTGCATAAATGCTCTTGCGACAATTGCAGCTATAGAATTTTCGTTAATAGTTTCTTGTTGCACTTTTATGAGATATTGTATTAATCCATTTTTTATGAGTTGTAAGGCTTTTTGGTCTCGTTCAATAGGAGGATTTAATATATCTTCATGCGAGAAACTGATATAACAAGAAAAGCGTGGCAAGATTAATATTCCGTTTTTTAACAGATTATTAACAATGTCTACATTAGATTTTATACATTCATAAAATTCTGTGACTGGTCCATTTGCTTGAATTTGTTCTAAAACGTTCCTTTCTTTATCGTTGTATAGGTCTATTATTTGCCCATTATTGTTTTTGATTCTTATATAATAATTGTATAACTCATTCTCCAAATCATACCATTTTACAGCATCTAAATTATCGTTCCATTTGTCATTTAAATGTTTGATTAAAGGAGATGGGTAGTCTTTAGGACAAAATTCAGATTGGCAAAAGTCCTTGTATGAAGTCTTTCTGCCTAAACAAAGGTCAAATCCGTTACCTATTATCAGAACTCTTTTTCTGTCTTTATTCATATTGCAAAGGTAAGGAAAGATTGTAATAATAAGAACTGAAATTTATATAATTGTTGAACCTTTGGTGTATTGTTTATTCGATACACCTTTATTTTTTTGTGATGATGAGAAAAATGATTGTAACTGGCAGTGAGGGTTTTATAGGTAAAGCCCTTTGCCGAGAATTAGTAAAAAGAGGTATTGAAGTCATAGGACTTGACCGAAAGTGCGGTACTGAAGCTACGAAAGTATGCGAGTATCTAAAGAATGAGGATATTGATTGTGTGTTCCATTTAGCGGCACAAACAAGCGTGTTTAATGGAAACCTGGAACAAATCAGGAAAGATAACATTGATACCTTCATGCGAGTTGCTGATGCCTGTAACCAGTATCATGTAAAGTTAGTGTATGCCAGTTCGTCAACAGCGAATCCGGAGAATACTACTTCCATGTATGGAATAAGTAAGTATTTTGATGAGCAGTACGCATCTGTCTATTGTAAGACTGCTACCGGATGCCGGCTGCATAATGTATATTCACCAAACCCACGTGAAAGAACTCTTCTCTGGTTCCTGCTTAATGAGGAAAAGGTGTCATTATACAATTGCGGTCAGAATATCCGGTGCTTTACTTATATGGATGATGTTGTCGAAGGTCTTATCTATGCGATAGGATGTAACCGTCAGCTAATCAACATCTGTAATGTACAACCGGTGACTACGATGTATTTTGCTACTTTAGTAAAATACTATAAACTGCTTGGAATTGAGCTAATTAATGAAAAACGGGATTTTGACAATTTGGAGCAGTCGGTGAACCGGGATATCTATTTAGTACCTTTGTCTTACACATCTGTCGAGGACGGAGTAAAGAAGATCTTTGATGAAAGGAAAGGGAAAGATATGTCGTATTGATGACTGGGATAAGCCGGAAGCGGTGAAATGTAAGAGCTGGTCTCATCAGGAACGGTTATGTGATCTGAAAGAAAAGGTATCACTTCATAAAAAGGGTGATATCTATTACATCTCCCAGTTCGCCCGTTCCAAGACTGGTACCAGCTTTTCAGAAATCAAACAGTCGGAGGAACTCGCATCATTCTTTGCAGAGAGAGCGTGTGAGTTTCTCCACCGTTTTATTGTAGGGGGATACGAAGGATGGTGTATAGTCAACACACCGCGACGGAGACACTACGAGGGCTTTCATTTTGCAACCTCTATCTGCGCGAAAATAGCGGGGGCGGTGAAAATACCATTCTATGAGAATGCAATTCAATGCCTGACTAAAGATAGATTGAACCCGGAATTCTTTCTTCTTCGTCCGATAAGGGAAAAGAAGATAATAGTGTACGATGACATACTAACAACTGGCAGTACATTACTTGCCACCTATGAGTTATTGAAAGACAGTGAGCAGCTTCTTTTTCTCGTAGGAATAAACAATCATTGATATGGGAAATGAAGATAGAACATTAACATTTAAGCAAGAGAAATTCTGTAAATATTACGTTGATACAGAAGGTAATGCAAGTGAAGCATATCGAATGTCTTATAATACTGCCAACATGAAGCCTGAAACGATTTGGAGTGCTGCCAGTAGACTATTAGCAAATAGCAAGGTCAGTACAAGGATAAATGAGATTAAGGCGCAGAGAGCGAAAGAGTCTGAAGTAGAGAGGAAAACTGTTGAGAAGGTGCTAATGGATATAGTGCTTGCCGATCCCGATGATCTTCATTTTGTTGACCCCGCAACCGGGAAAACAAAAATGAGAACTCCTTCCCAACTTCCCAAACGTGCCCGTAACGCATTGAAGAAGATACAGAATAAGAGAGGAGAAGTTACCTATGAGTTCAACGGTAAGACAGAAGCTGCCCGGATACTTGGTGCCTGGAATGGTTGGGAAGCTGATAAGAATGTTAACATCAAAGGTGGTGAGGGAAATAAAATCGGTGAACTTCGTATCGGCTTTGATGAAAATGGAGATTCGGAAGAATAGAACAATTTGAACTGCAAAATCCGGTATTCACCCTGCGGAGAAACCTTACTTTTAGAACAATATGGTTATAAATTATAAGAAGCTAAATCCTAACGGATTCTATCTATTGAAGTACTTGAATGATGAGACTATCCGTTTTATCATTCTCTATGGAGGTTCATCTTCCGGTAAGTCGTATAGTGTGGCACAAACAATACTGATACAGACATTACAGGATGGTGAAAACACTCTTGTAATGCGTAAGGTAGGAGCTTCTATTCTCAAAACCATTTATGAAGATTATAAAGTCGCTGCGGCCGGTCTTGGCATCTCCCATTTGTTCAAGTTCCAACAGAATACTATTAAGTGTCTGGTTAATGGTGCGAAGATAGATTTTTCCGGTCTTGACGATCCGGAGAAGATAAAAGGTATCTCCAACTATAAGCGTGTTCAGTTAGAGGAATGGTCAGAGTTCGAGCATCCGGATTTCAAGCAGCTACGTAAGCGTTTGCGTGGTAAGAAAGGGCAGCAGATTATTTGTACCTTTAATCCGATCAGTGAAAGCCACTGGATAAAGAAAGAGTTCATTGATAAAGACAAATGGCATGATGTGCCAATGTCTGTTACCATTGCCGGCAAAGAGTTGCCGGAGGAGCTTACTAAGGTCAAATCCGTAAAGAAGAATGCACCCCGGCAAATACTTAATCCTCGTACAAAGCAGATTGAGGAACAGGAATCAAATACAGTTATTATCCAATCTACCTATCTTAATAATTTTTGGGTAGTTGGTAGTCCTGATGGCACATACGGTTTTTATGATGAGCAATGTGTTGCCGACTTTGAATATGATAGAGTTCACGATCCGGATTATTACAATGTCTATGCACTTGGAGAGTGGGGTGTTATTCGTACCGGTAGCGAGTTCTTTGGTTCCTTCAACCGTGGCAAACATTCCGGTGAACATAGATACGTCCCAGGCCTGCCTATTCATATATCAGTTGATAACAATGTACTGCCATATATCAGTGTGTCGTACTGGCAAGTAGATTTCACTACCGGTATCAAGGTTTGGCAATTCCATGAGACGTGTGGTGAAAGCCCGAATAATACGGTAAAGAAATCCTCTAAACTTGTGGCCAAGTATTTAAAATCCATTGAGTATAGTGATAAAGTCTATGTGCATGGTGATGCCTCAACAAAGGCGGCCAATAGCATTGATGATGAAAAACGCTCTTGGATGGACTTATTCATAGATACATTGCAGAAAGAAGGATTCGAGATTGAGGATAAAGTAGGCAATAAGAATCCGAGTGTTGCCATGACTGGTGAGTTTATCAATGCTATCTTTGATTGTACTGTTCCTGGCATAGAGATATACATCGACGAATCATGTTCGGTATCTATCGAGGACTACATGAGTGTACAGAAGGATGCTAACGGTGCTATTCTTAAAACCAAGGTCAAGAATAAAACTACCTTGCAGACTTATGAGGAGCACGGGCACCTGTCTGATACGTTTCGATATGTCGTTGTGGATTTGTGTAATGAGCAGTACACTGAATTTAGTAACCGGCGAAAAAGGAATCTCTATGGTGGTAAGGGTATGCTTGGTTTCTTTAATCCGGAAGCACAAAATGTCTACTCGCAGCGGCTTATTTATGTCATGCCGAATGTAGATGGTACATTTGTTCTTGTTCAGGCATCCCGTTGTGGTGATAAGTGGCATTTAACTGATGCCTTGTTTAGAGAGACATCTTCCATAGAGGAAATTAAGACCGCATGTTTGGAGCGCAATGCCAATACGTGCCTCTTTGAATGTTCATCTGCCTATTATCAGACGGTACGTGAGTTGAGGGAAATTGTGAAAGATACAGAAGTAAGAGTTAAGAAAGAGTTTGCCGATGTGGATAAGCGAATAGCTGCTACATCTGATTTTATAAGGAATAACTTTTTGCTATCACCAAAGATGTTAGAGGAATCTCAAGATTACAGTGATTTCATAACTAACCTGATGGACTATAACATAAATAGTGAGAATAAAAGTGCAAGCATTATTTTAAGTGGTCTTGCATATCATATAATAAAATCGTTTCCCGAATCATCTGCTGCGTAATTTGTTGTTATATAGTTTGTTATAACTGAATTTGTACATTTCTTATTTTTCAAGATTTTAGTGTTTTGAGAAACCGATTATTCATATTCCTACATTTGTTTCAAATAAGAAATAAATGAGTTGGTTTCGTAAAAAATCTAAGTCAGAGGAAGATACTGTACAGGATGCTAACGTAGAAGTTGTAAGTGAGACTGTTGAAGAGAAGAAGCTTCCGGAAGGGAAAAAGATAACTGTTGAAGAGTTATTTTCTTCTCCATATGTTTGTTCTCAAAATTTTCTTACGCTTTTTCAGTCTGTACCAGAAGTCTTTTTTCCAATTGACTACATCGCTTCTCGTATTTCCAGTGCTAACTTTCAGTTTAAGAAAGTTAAGGATGATAGTGTTATTTGGGCTAATAAGAGTTTGAATCAGATACTTCTTAGACCAAATTGTTTGATGACATGGAAACAGAATGTGTATCAACATTTTGTATATAAACTGTGTCTTGGCAATAGTTTTACACGTGCTGCAATGTCTGATAGCTTCACTAATGTAGAAAAATGGCGTTATTGCTCTAACTACTGGGAACTTCCTGCTGATGCAATGGAAGTCCTGCCTGTTTTAGGTAGTAATATTCCATTGTTTGGTATAGCTGACCAAGAGGATATTATTAGAGGTTATCGTTTAAATTATGGTGCTTTGAGTACTATGAATATTCCTGCTTATCAGGTATGGCATGATAGAGACGGGTGTGTGAGTTATTATTCCGGATTTGGGTTTATGAAATCTCAAAGCCGTCTTATGTCGCAAATGAAACCGATATCGAACCTTATTGCTGTATATGAGGCCCGTAATGTAATTTATGTAAAACGAGGTGGTTTAGGATTTCTTATCAATATGAAACAAGATGAATCCGGACCCATTGCTATGACTGATAATGAGAAAAAAGAAATTTTGCAACAACATTTTGGTAAATTCGGAGTAGGTAAGGACCAGTTGCCATATGGACTGTCTGATATTCCATTGAGTTTTGTACGTACTAATCTTACTATTGCAGAATTGCAACCGTTTGAGGAAACACTTGCTGATGCAATTAGTATTTCAGGTGCTTATGGTATTCCTGCTGTGTTAGTTCCTCGCAAAGACCAGTCTACTTTTAGCAATCAATCTACGGCAGAAAAGAGTGTTTATAGCTCTGTTATCATTCCATTTGCGAAACAGTTCTGCCGTGAGTTTACTCAATTTTTAGGACTTGAATCAAGCGGATATTATTTGGATTGTGATTTCTCCGATGTGGATTGCCTGCAGGAGGGGTTGAAAGAAGCCGAGGAAGTAAAGACCAATATCAATAGCCGGTGCAAAGACCAGTTCCTTAGTGGATTGATAACGTACAATGATTGGAGGGCGCAAATCGGTGAAAGTAAATTTGAAGAACCTATGTTCGACAAAACATTATTTGAGATGTCGGACCAGGAACGAGAGATAGTTAAACAAATATTTAGTCTTAACACAAAAAGTGAAGTTGAAAATGGAAGAGAAAATCAAAAGCCTTCAGTACAAGACAAAGGCAAATGATGTTGATGAGAAGGGTATCGTTACCGTCGCGGTGAACGGTATCGGTGTGAAGGACTCACAGAAAGACGTATCCATGCCCGGATCATTCAACAAGACTTTAAAGGAAAATATTGGTCGTATGCGTTGGTTCTTGAATCACCGTCCGGATCAATTGTTGGGGGTTCCATTGAGTGGTAAGGAAACAGAGGGTAATTTAGTTATGGTTGGCCAGTTGAATCTTGAAAAACAGATTGGTCGTGACACGTTAGCTGATTATAAGCTGTTTGCAGAGAATGGAAGAACCCTTGAACACTCTATCGGAGTAAAAGCTATCAAAAGGGATTTGACTGATCCTTGTAAAGTGCTTGAATGGCGTATGATGGAATATTCTACATTGACAAGTTGGGGAAGTAATCCTCAAACATTCCTTGTGAATATCAAATCTGCTACTGCCGACCAAGTAAAGGAAGCTGTTGATTTCGTTCGAAAAGCGTTCTTGCAGCATGGATATAGTGATGAACGTTTAAAAGGTTACGATATGGAATTAAGTTTATTACTAAAGAGCCTCAACGGTGGTGCCGTTGTCTCATGTCCTCATTGCGGTTATCAATTTGATTATGACGCAGAAACGGAACATACCTTTGCACAACAGGTATTAGATTACGCTGCCGATTATCAGAGATGGATAACGCAGGACATCGTAAGAGAAGAAATGGAGAAGCTCACTCCAGAGATTAGAACTCAAGTAATTTCTCTTATTGATTCTGTAAAGTCAGAGGAGAAAGAATTCACTCAAAAGAGTTTGCAGGATCTTATGAATTATGTAAGATGTCCCCACTGTTGGGGAAAAGTATATCGTTCGAATGCTATTCTACAAAATACTTCTGAAGATACTACCGGAAAGAATGAGCCGTCTGTTGACACTCAAGAAAAGAATGACGGGGAAAATGGTAACGATGGAGTAACGACTAAAGCCGCTGATAATTGCACTTTATTCGATTTCAAAAGTTTGAATAGTTGTTTCGATAATAAATAACTTAAAATTTAAATTTTATGCTTAAAAAATTTACAGTATCAGATTTTAATCTGAAAACAGATGGTCTGCCAGCAGAACAGAAAACATTCATGGAAAACATCGTCGGCATGATGTGTGAAGTCGTAAATAAATCACTGGAAGGAGTTGTTACGCCTGATGATGTGACTAAACAGTTTGGAGAAATTAATAACTTATTGAAGTCTTATGACGGCGAGAAGTTTGCTCAACTGATTAAAGACAATGAAACACTTGTTGACCAGGTTAAGAGTCTTGGAGAAAGCATTGAAAAAATGAAGCAAAAAGGCTTATCTATGGATACTATCAATAAGTTCGACGAGAAATTGAGCGAAATGCTTGATAGTGAGAAGTTCAAGGAGTTTGCAGCCGGTCACAGCCGTAAAACAGGTTCTTTTGAGGGATTCAGCTTGAAAGATATTGTGTCCATGACCGACAATTACAGTGGTGAAATCATGATTACCCAACAGCAGAACCGTGTTGTTAGCCAGGTAAGTAATCAGAAGATTCATATGCGTAATGTCATTACGACTTTGCAGGGTGATCCTACATATACGCAGCTCGCCTTTACACAAGTGTATGACTTCGACAGGAATGCACGGTACGTTACTGAAAACGGTCGTTTACCGGAGTCAAGCATTAAGATGAAGGAAATTCAGACAGGTACTAAACGACTTGGTACCCATATCAGAATTTCCAAACGTATGTTGAAGAGTCGTGTTTTCATCAGAAGTTATATTCTGAATATGTTACCGGAAGCTGTATGGCTTGCTGAAGATTGGAACATGTTATTTGGTGATGGGAACGGTGAGAACCTGTTAGGCATTACTAATCACACTGGAGTGCTTCCAGTTGAAAGTATCATCAAAGATACTATCATTAAGGGAGAAGCAGGTAGTGTGAAGTCTGTCGAAAGCCATAATGGGGGCAAAGACACAATTGTTGAATTCACAAAGCCGTACGATCTGATGCTCAATGGTATGGTTATTACATTTGCCAATGCTGCTGTTGTGACAGATTTGAACAAAGCGAATCCTATTATCAAGATGAATGACCGTCAAATCTTGTTGAAAGGTGTTGCTTTTGCCGGTGAGGAAACAGCCATTGCAAATATGACATTTACTGTCAACAACTCATTCTTCCAAAGTATCGAAGCTCCTAACTCGGAAGATGTTATTAAGACGGCATTTGCCGTGATGACCTATGCACAGTATTATCCCAATGCTATTACTCTCAATCCGTCAGATGTTAATGCGATGGAATCAGAGAAGGATACAACTGGGCGTAACCTTGGCATTATTAAGGTTGTCAATGGTGTTAAGCATATTGCTAACCGTCCGATTGTAGAGAGTACCGGTATGTTACCCGGTAAATACTTTATTGGTGATATGCACATGGGTGCATCTATCGTTGACTACACTAATCTTGCGTTAGAGTGGGCTGAAGATGTGGAAACGAAGTTGTGTAATGAGGTGGTTCTTATTGCCAGTGAAGAGGTGATTTTCCCTGTTTACAATCCTTGGGCATTTGCTTATGGAGATTTGGCTGAACTGAAAGAAGCAATTACTAAAAAGTAATATTATGGATTACATACTTAGAGGTAATGATAAGGATGTAGCCAATGTGCTTAAAGAGCAACGCATTCGGATTGGTAGAGGGGTGGTTTCATTCACCCCTATTTCCGAGTGTGGTCTTGTTACAGAAGAAGATGCTCGAAAGACATTGGAATGTATGCTCACAGAGAAAGATGCGAAAATCGGTGAACTTATTGAATCCATTACGGAGAAAGATAAAGCTATTGTTGAATTGACAGATGAACGTGATACAATGAAAGCTCGTATTGCAGAACTTGAAGCCCTGGTTCCTTCTGATAACAAGAATCTTCCGACTGCCGATTCAAAAGAATTGCCTGCTGGAGATGCTAAGGAAGTAACTGTTGTTGATGATAAAACCGTTTCCGTGGAAGATGAAAAGAAAACCGGAAAGGGTAAGGCTTCTAAATAACTATTGCCATGTTGATTGATGTTTCATATTTTACATCAGGTCCCAGGCATATTGAGAATGCTTCGGTCGCTGAAATGCCTTCGCCCCAGTCTCTTGCAGTAAATGAGGTGATAAACGGGTATATCAAGGCATTTCAGACCGAATTTCTTCATACTGCTGTCGGTTTTAGTCTTTCACGAGCTATTATTGATTATTTGGAGATCGTAGAACAGGAAAAAGAGGATTCTTCAGATGAGGTTGATATCTTGGAAAAAGATAAACCTCAATCCGGATATGCACTTTTATGTGAAAAGCTAAGTGAACCGTTCGCCGATTATGTGTTCTTTCACATTTTACGTGATATGAATACACAGGCTACTATCACTGGTCTTGTAAGATTGAAATGTGCTAACGAGTATATATCTCCGATTAAGAGACAGGTTAGTGTCTGGAACAGCATGGTGAAGAAGAACCGACTCTTTGTAGAATGGGCGATGTCCGATGATTGTCCTTTCACCGGTTTGAAGATTCAAAAGAACCTATTAACTCCCATTAATGCTTTCAATTTATGATGGAATTGGATATAACAGAACTGTTTGAAGAAGTAGTTAGAAAACTTCCTGAAGGACTTGAAATCCTCTACCCTAATGGGAAAGGTGGGGCAAAAATTGTAAAGTCACCAAGATTGAATTACATCTTTGGTAGCAGTCAATATATCAAGGACATATTAGATGAATACAGTAAATCTCCTGGTCAGTCTGAAAAAAAGTTCCCGCTGGTTGCACTCTTTACTCCAATTTATGAAGATAGAAGTGATCCAAATTATTTTTCTAAGGCAAAGGTTTCGTTGATTATAGTTTGTTCATCCTGTAAGGAGTGGAGTAATGAGGAACGTAGAACTACATCTTTCAAGAATATTCTCCGTCCAATCTATAAACGTTTGTTGGAAGTATTATATGAAGATTTCCGGTTCGACTGCGACTGTGACGAGAAAGTGAAACATAGTTATTCAGAGAATTATTCGTATGGTAGATACGGAGCCTATACAGATTCCGGTAAGGCTGTGAGCGAGCCCATAGATGCCATAAACATACGCTCGATGGAAATAAAAATTAATAATCTTAATTGTAGAAGAAAATGAGAAAGATTAGAACATGTAAAGGTGGCCGGATGAATACAGGTAGTTCTGCATGTAAAATCGACTGGAAGAAAGTCAAAGGTGCTATTATGGCAGAACATGGCGTGAAACTTCCTGCCGATATTACAAGTGAGAAGTTACTTGAATTATGCCATGCTGACCGCCCGGATCGTATTTATCCTATTTTCCCATTCCTGGAATATGCTTCGAATGGAGGTGATCCACAGGTAAATGCGACTGGTTATGGTGCAAGTGAGTACAACGGGCTTAATGCTCTTACAGATACCTTTACTTTGAAGAGTTTCGACGAAGTTTTGAATGCACAACTTTTGAAGTGTGCTAACAAGGGGTGGGACGTTTATTTTTGGAATCAAGATAACACCTTGATTGGCTTTAATGATGGTACAGATGTGTTGGCGGGCATTTCAATGTCTTCTGTTTATCCGACTGTAACCCGTTTCCCTACAAGTGGTGCAAAATCAACTATGACAGTAAGTTTCGCTCATGAGGATGCAGAAGAAAGCCTGTTGAATTTTGATTATGTGCAGTTAGATTTCAATCCTAAAAACTTCTTGATGGGCTTGGTTGATGTCGTTTTTGAAAAGACAGAAGCGGAAAATGCCTACAAGATTATCGAGAAGATTGGTGGCTACGATCGTACAGAAGAATTCGGAAGCCTCATCGCTGATGGTGCCGCCGAGGTTATGAATAATACAACTTCTGCTTCTTATGCTGATGGTGTAATAACCATTGTCCCCAAAGCTGGTGCTGTTCCTTCGTTGAAATCTCCTTCTGTGTTGTTTGAAAAAGGAATTAGAGGTATTGAGCAGGTAGCATGAAAACAGATGGTGTAACGTTCGTTGATTCCGTAGTAAAGGATATGACGAAGGAAGAATTTATTGAAGCTCATATCAATGTGGTGTGGCTAAACTTGAAAGAGGAAAAGCGCCGGAAGAAGCTCTCTGATGTGTTCGATACGATAACTAAGTAACTAATGGGCTGGGGTGTAGTTGCAGCCCGGCCCATTTCATTATTTATTATATGGCAGATTTCGATAAAGTTTATGACGTGATTCATTCCATTGCTTCCGGGTTTAAGGGAGAGTGTGTCAAATGTATGGAGGAAAATAAGAATGTGCTTATTGATTGCATACAGGAACAGTTATATAGTGGTTTAGATGGTACCGAACATTTATTGAATCCCACTTATGACAACGATACCTATTTCAATGAACCCGGTCCCTGGCAAAATCAAGCAGAAAGGTATAAACGTTGGAAAGAGAAGATAACCCCACCTCTTAGGGGAGAGATGCTTTATTTGCCACCACGCCCAGTCGAGGTTCCTAACCTTTTTATCACTGGTACTTTTTATGATAGCATTTTTGCGCAAAAAATAGATTCCGGATTACGTTTTGAAACAAAAGGTTTTAAAGAGGGGCCATCCATTGAAAGAAAGTATGGTGAGCAGGTTCTTGGCGTTGGAGATACTGCAAAGGAGTATTTCAACATCATGTATCTTCGTCCATGGTTAGAGCGTTTCTTTTCTGAATGTGGGTACCGGTAGGCTATGGCTTGTGGATGCGAGATAAAGAAAATGCAAAGTGAACTGGATCGTATCAGTGAACTGGCGAAGAAAGCAGCTATTTTAGATGGCTGTATGTATGTTGTTTATCAAAAAGAGGACGGTACCTATGCTTTTGATAAGGTTGGGGATGAGATTAAAGGAAAGATTATCGAATATAGACATTACCTATAATTATGGCAGAATTAGTAATAGAAGGACTTGTAAAGGATGGTGAGATTCAGACATTGGTTGAACTGGATAATACTATTGAGCGTGTAAGGGCAACGTATGTCAATGCGGCCAAAGATCTTGCAAAAGGTTTAAAGATTAATGTGGACGGAATTGCCGATCTTGAAAAGTTAGGCTCTATATATACTACTCAATCTAAAAATGCGAGTTCCGCTTCTAATGAATTGACCGAAGCTCTTAGAAAACAGTCGGAAATATCCCAGACTGTGACAAAACGTATAGAGGAAAAGTTGAATGCAGAAAAGCTTTCCACTGCTGAAATCAAGAAACTTACTAAGGCGAGCGCTGATAATGCTTCTTCTTTAGAAAAAAGTGCTAAAGCAGAAGCCAACTTAACCAAAGCTCAAAATGCAGGTAATAGTACTCGTAAGAAAACTGTATTGACAGAGGAAGAACGGTTAAAACTCATCCGGACAGCTATCACTCTAACCAATCAGGAAGTACATAGTAAGGCACAAGCAAAAGAAATGAATAAACAGCTTCAAAAGGCTGTAGATGTATTGAAAGATACTGATGAGAACTATATCCGGACTCTTGCACGCCTTAACTCCACAATAGGTATTAATACCGATTATGTGAAACGTAACTCCGACCGGTACACACAGCAGAAGATGACAGTAGGTGCATATCGGGAAGAAATCAAAGCTGCTATCATTGAATTAGAGAATGGCAATAGATCTATGAAAAACATGGGTATTATTGCTCGAAATTCCGGTTTGATGCTTCAACAGCACATGGGTAAAGGCTTGAGTCAAGTCGGCATGGGGTTAAAAGGCATAGCTGCTGGATATATTGGTGCACAAGCTGTTGTTACAGGTGTTGTTGCTTTATTCACCAAATTACGTGAAGGGGTTGGGGATATCGTTAAGTTTGAATATGCCAATAGCCGTCTTGCAGCTATATTAGGTACTACTTCAAATAAAATAAAAGAATTAACTTCTGATGCTCAACGTTTGGGAGCTACTACTAAATATACTGCTTCGGAAGCTACTGAATTACAAATAGAGTTAGCAAAATTAGGATTTACTAGAAAAGAAATTTTAGAATCAACAGAAGCTGTACTCAAATTTGCTCAAGCGACTGGTGCTGAATTATCAGATGCTGCCGCTTTATCAGGTGCAGCTTTGAGAATGTTTAATGCAGATACCAAAGAAACTGAACGCTATGTTTCTGCTATGGCAGTTGCAACCTCGAAAAGCGCTTTATCTTTTTCATACCTTGCTACTGCATTACCTATCGTAGGCCCGGTTGCTAAAGCTTTCAATTTTACCATAGAGGATACTTTAGCATTGGTTGGAAAACTTGCAGATGCTGGCTTTGATGCTTCTATGTCTGCTACCGCTACACGTAATATTCTATTAAATTTAGCTGATACTAATGGTGTACTTGCAAAATCACTGGGAGGTCCTGTAAAGACATTGCCTGAATTGGTTATTGGTTTACAGAAGTTGAAAGAGCAGGGAGTAGATTTGAATACTACTCTTGAAATGACGGATAAACGGAGTGTAGCAGCTTTCAACGCTTTCCTTACTGCCGCTGATAAGATTGTTCCATTACGTGATCAAATAACTGGTGTAGATGGAGAGCTTGCTAATATGGCACACACAATGGGAGATAATGTTCAGGGAGCTTTGGCTAATCTTTCGTCTGCATGGGAAGCATTCATGCTCTCATTTTCTGAATCAACAGGTCCTGCAAAAGAGTTTCTTAATTGGATGGCCGATAAGATTAGAAGCATAGCTAATGATTTAAAATCTCCCGAAGATAAAATAACTCAAATAGAAACAAACTTTAGAGGACTTGCACAAAAGGATGCAAATAATAAAATATTGGAAGCTGAAAAAGAGTTTCAAAGTGAGTATAAGAGACTTCTTGATGCAGGCGATTCAGAGGAAGAAGCATATACCAAAGCTGTTATTCAAATGAAGAATAAACGAATTGAAGTGACAGCTCAAGAACGTAAGGCTTTAGAAAGAATGAAAACTGGTGCCCTGTACTCTACATCAGAATTTGAAAATATGTCATGGTTTAAAAATGCAGGTGCTAAGATGTTTGGAGTATATACAAAAGAAGCTCAAAAAGCTGATAGGGCGCAATTAGAGTTTTCTAAAAATTTCTTTAGGATATATTCGAGTGATGAATTTAATGCTGGACTTGATAAAATTGCAGAAAAATTTAATCCAAAGAATGAAAATACAGAAAGTACTTTCAAAAAACCTCTCACTGATAAGGAAAAACGCGAATTGGAGAAAGCTGCACAGGAGAAATTGAAAATCCAACAGACTTACCAAGAATCAGAACTTTCCCTTATGGATGAGGGATTAGAGAAAGAACTTGCCCGTATTGGTATTGAGTATTCAAAGAAGATAGCTGCTGTTAAGGGATATAGTAGGGAAGAGATTGCAACCCGGAAGAATCTTGCTAAAGAGATGCAGCGTGCTCTTGATGAATATTCCATCAAGTATAATTCAGATCGTGAAAAGAAGGATATTGAAAACGCCCTTACTGTTGTTAGAAAAGGTTCTAAAGAGGAATTGGATTTAAAACTTCAACAGTTGGAACTTCAACGTGAGAGTGAAATTGATGCAGCAGAGAAAACTGGTGAAGATGTGTTCCTCATTGCTGAAAAGTATGCAAAGAAGAAAAAGGAGTTGTATGAGAAGTATGCTTCCGATCAAATTTCATTGATCGCTGAAAATGCATCTCATGAGCAAAAGATTCGTGATGAAGAACACATCATGGATATGCTTGCGTTGAAAAAGAAACTGGCTTCTAAGCAAATTACACAGCAGGAATATGCGGCAGAGGAATACCGGTTACGGCTTGATTATGCTCGAAAGACTACCGAAGCCGCTATTGATGCCTTAGAATTGGAACTTCAAGCTGATAACCTTAGTGCGGATGATAGGGCTAAGATTGCCGAACAGTTGCAGAAATTAAAGGCTGATCTTGCCGAAGAGGAAGCAGAAGCAGAGATTGCTGCTATCAATAGTGTTACCAAGGCAGATGAAAAAGCGCAGAAAGAACGTCAAAAGAATCTCAAAAAATGGTTGCAGACTGCATCTCAAGCTGTCGGTGCAATCGGTAGTCTTGTCAGTACTGTTTATGACGGTCAGATTGACCGAATAGAGGAAGAACAGGATGCAAACGATGAGAAGTATGAAAAAGATGTAGAACGTTATGAAAAGCAGGCTGAACAAGGTGCCATATCGGAAGAGGAAGCCGAAGCCCGTAAACGTTCTGCAAAAGCTGCTACTGAAGCCAAGAATGAGGAGCTTGAAAAGAAAAAGCAAGAGATTGCTCATAAACAAGCTGTATGGGAGAAAGCAACGAGTATTGCCCAGGCTGGAATAGCGACTGCACTTGCTATTACTGAAGCGTTGCCCAATATCCCGTTATCAATCTTGATAGGAGCATTGGGAGCTATTCAAGTGGCAACTATTCTCGCTACACCGATTCCTTCTTATGCTGAAGGAACGAAAGACGGTGCTCATCCGGGCGGTAAGGCGCTCGTGGGTGATGCTGGTAAACATGAGGTTGTCATGTATGCCGGTAAAGCATGGGTGACACCCGATACTCCTACACTTGTGGATCTTCCTAAAGGTGCACAGGTATTTCCGGATGTGAGCTCTATTGATTTGCCTGATTGGGATGTTCCGGAATGGGATGTTCCCTCTCTTTCTCCCACCTTTGTAGGAGTGGATACTACTGGTGAACCTATTATTTTCAATGATTATAGTGATTTGAAATATGAAATAAAGGGCTTACGTCATGAACTACGCAGTATTGGTAAGCAGCAACATAAAGATGCGTGTGCCCGTGATTATAAATATTATATGCTTTCCCGGTTATGATTGAAAGATTGAACCAATTATCTCTATATGATTTTATAGAGCTTTCATGTGGTGATTGCTCCGTATTACTTTCACCAGATGAGGATATTAATGAGATGGAATTAAAGAAACGTTCATCTGATTTGATAATAGAGTACAAGAAGATAACTAATCCGTCCGGATTGAAATCTGTGTTAGTTGATCGTGAGGATATGATAAAAGAGAGGGCACGTGTTTTGCTTTTTAAAGTTTGTATTTCTCTGATTGCTATTGATGCTTATGAAGATGTCCGGGAGACTTTGGCTTTGTTATCATATGATACGAAATCCATGTCTGATGAACAAGTTAAGTCTAAAGTTGAAGAATTGTTGCGATCTGCTTTATTTGAGCAAAAGAGAAGCGATGATATGCGTTCTGATGAGAAGAAAGAAAAAGCTACTCCGGAACAGATACGTTCTTCTTTTGATGCTGAAATAGCTTTTCTTATGACTTTTTTTAAAATGAATATTGATGTCCGGAACATAAATGCTGCTGTTTATGCAAACATCGTCCATCAGGCAGATGTAGAGATAAGCATGAAGAAGAAAAGGACGTAAATGTTATATTTCATATTGATATAGAATTAATTAAATCTCAATAACAATCGAATTTTTTCGAAGGTCGTTAGTAACTCCTTTTTAGGAATCACAAACGACCTTTTTTATGAATAGAAAGAACAACGCAAACTGCATAAATAAGCGTTTATGCAATGTTTTATTGTCAGAACTTCGTACCTTGGAAACGAAGTGTGATCGGATAACATTTGAAGTATCCGCAGTAAAAGAAATGATTGCCTCGTTACCCCCTGACATAGGCACTATCATTAGTTCTATCGAGCGTTCTGCTAAAGAAATGCACGAACAAAGCATAATGCATCGGGAATATGTGGAAAGGTGCATTAATGGTGAACCTAAGATACACCTAATAAGGAGGGCTGACAATGGACTTTGAAAAGGAAGTATCAGAAATATATCCCTGGATATTACGTGTAGCGAAAAGATTCTGCCGATCTATGCAGGATGCAGAAGATTTAGCCGGTGACACGGTGTACAAAATGCTTATAAATCGTGATAAGTTCGATGTATCAAAACCTTTGAAACCGTGGTGCCTTGCTGTCATGCAGAATACTTATATTACGCAGTACAATAGAAATTCTCTCATACATTTTATTGGATATGATTCAGCAGTTGAAAATGCTTCTTCTGATTATGCTTCTAATTTGGCAATGTTTAATGATGTTGTGTCTGCCATTCGCCGGTGTGCCCAAAAATCATGTTGTATGGATAGCTTAATATATTGTGCCCAGGGATATTCCTATGACGAAATAAGTGAACTGTTGAATGTCCCGACTGGAACAGTCCGAAGCCGCATTTCATTTGGTCGGAAGATGTTATATCAAGAACTTGATTATTAATTCGTTAAAAATGGTTTGAAAAAGGCTGTTGAAGAAAAAAATATCTATTTTGTTAGGCTATTACCTAACAAATGGCTATATTTGCAATACCAAATAACATAAAAGTCAAACCAAAAAAAGTGAATTATGGAAACAAAGTCTAATTTTAGAGCCAGAGTGATGAAGTATGCTCATCACCTCCTTTCAACAACAAAAAAGAGTTGGAAATATTGTCTGCTAAAAGCGTGGGAGCTTTACAGACTTGCTAAAAGAATGAGAAGCGGTGAAGTTAAATTCGCCTATGAGAAAGTGAATGGCAGTATTCGTTATGCTATCGGCACTCTTAAAAATGTGCCTGCAGGTGCGACAAACAAGGGTAAACGTATGACAAAGCCTTCTTATAAGACTTTCTCTTACTTCGATGTTGATAAGCAGGAGTTTAGAAGCTTCAAAATTGAGAATCTTGTAACCGTGTATTGATATGACTCCATTAGAATACTACTCAAAGAGAAAAGAGGATAGCAGGCAAGAGCTTGCTACCCTCATAGCACAAGCTAATCAGCTCATAGGTGATACACATAACAGCCTCAACACCCATACTAATCAAGGGAGTAATATTGGGAATATAAAAATGCTTTCTCAACAATTACAGCAGCTAACAAGCCGTATTGAACTGGAAAAGCAAAAGGGAGATATGCTTGAAAGTATCTGCCTGACACTAACCACAGAAGGGTAAGCATATGAAAGCCACTTTGTTGAAAGTTACCGGAGAAACAGTTGAGATTTCTCCGGTGAATGGGAACTGCTTTACCCTAAAAGAAGCGCAGAGTTTAGTAAATGGCTATGTTCAAGTCATTGATATTTGCCCTAATAAAATAATGATAATGAATGAGGAGGGTAAATTCCACTTTGAGTTGAATGTTGAGGCTACTCGGATTGCATTAATGAATAGTGCTATTTTTCCCGATGATTATATAGCCGGTGACGCTATTGTGTGTGATGATACTATGTTCTAACCTTTTAATTTCAGAAAATATGAAAACAATTTATAGAGTAGAATCACCAACCGGTGAAGTTCGTGTATTGGAAGTGTCTCGCAATGAGACTGGATATAATGTTTACATAGATGATTCAAACATCTGTGAGAGCATTACTGAAGAAGAACTTACAGAAGCATTAGAGAACCCCAATTTTTAAATATGAATCAGAGTTTTCCATTTTGGAAACAACTAATAACAGAATAGATGAGTAATAGTATTGCAGCCAATGATATCATTCAAAATATCGACGATCTGTTAGCTGAATATCCGGTTGATGAATGTATTAGCATCTTACAGGAAGTGGTAAAGCAGATAGATGTGCGTATTAAGGATTTTAGTGAACATATATAATAATAAAGATATGAATAATATATTTACAATTTGCTATTCAGAAGAAGAAGCTAACGAAATTGGACATTTCATAATGCGAAAAGGCTATGAAGGTGTTCAAAATGATAGTTACAGATATTGTCGTGAAGCGATTTGGTGGGCTTTTAAAGAAACTAAAAGACATCATTCGTGTTTCATATATGTTGGCGTTAGAGGTTGTCAAATGATTGTGTCTAGGACTAAAAGGGGACTTCGCAGGAACGGACTAAAATACATTGAGAAGAAACGAATGTTTTACAACTTATTGAGTAGGTATTAAGTTAATAAAAATAAAGAAATGTAACAGTTTTAAATATGACAAGAAGAAAAAAATCATGCACTGATTGCGAGTTTTGCAACGATGCTGAACCTGTTGATGGATTACGATATTTCTGTGACAAGAAAAATATATATTTCGATCCATACAAAACAATCACCTGTCGTCTTTTTCGGCAAGTAAGTTCCTCTGTGTTGAGGATACGCGCTCGATGGGCAGCAATGCAGCTTGCGAAAAAGAAAGCTGCTGAAGAAAAAGAGCGGCAACTCGCACTAATGCTCACACTGCCATACTGGCTTCATGTTGGGGCAGAGTTCATAGAAACTTGTTCTGGTTATGAAGGAGTAATCACAGACATTGACCCGACACGTGAAGATGGCATAATTTACCGACCGACTAATCGACCGGGGTGGGATGGCATTGATGGATATGATACCGCTGATAGTATTATAGAACGTACTGAACGCGGTATGTTGATATTTCGAAATTATACTCCCGAACCGTTAAAAGACGGATTCCGATGGTCTGATATTGAATGGGATTCGGGGCAAATAATCTATTCAGAACAACGCCCGGATGGTAGAACGGATGAGTACTTAAAAGAAAGATACGAAGTGGTAAAGCCTGAATGGATATAGGTTTTTTAGTATGTTTGAAAAGGAGTAATTAAAGATAGAAATGAAATAAATAAAAACGATAATTCTACATTATTCTCTTAAATTGTTACCTTTGTGTTTGTAATAAGCTCCTTATACAGTTTCTTGACTTATACGGTAGAAATATGAAATAGAAACTACTATGAAATAAATTCAAATGAACACTATAATATGATGAATGTTGATTTATATACAATTGATTGGACTGCTATAGGATCAATAGCAACTGCAATTGCTATGATAATTGCTTTTAGGTCTATAAGCGTATCTAATAAACAAAATAGAGAGAATCGCAAACTTCAAGTTTTATTAATTCGTAGAGAACAAGAACAAAAAAGGCTTGATGAAATGGTAAATAATATTTTAGATATTAGTCACTCCATGAAGCCTATTGATATTCTTGACTTTTCTTCAAAGTGGATAGATAAAACATTTACGACAGAGGATAGACGCAAAATTGACCGCATGGCAGATCAAGATCAATTGAATAATATCCGGTTAAGGATTCAACTAATAAAACTAAAAAACTATCCTGTTGCGAATCCATTATTAGTCCACCTAAATAAAACCAGAGAAACTTATGGATTATGGGTAAAATGTATCAACTTACTACATATGTTTTTAGAATCTGAAGATAAACTCACGGCAGAGGAACGGGAGGTAAATATTGCAAATATAGTAACTCAGATGGAAGAAGAGTGTAAAAAGATAGATCCTAATTATAAATTGATAATAGAGGGTATTCATAAACAAAGAACAAATATAGTAGATATAGCCAAGGATGTAATGAACATTTTTGAATCAGAAATATCAAGGCAAGTCCAAGGTCACAAACAAGCTTTTGAAAAGGAATTATATGATTTTGTTAAAAAAGAGCAAGAAAGGATTGACCGTATTATAGAATAGAAAATGAGGTAAACCGAGTCTTACTAAGTAGGAATTAGTTCTTTTCTACATTGGATTTACCGCTTATTATTTATCTTTGCATAAAATGTTCAAATAAAACTATAAACAATGATGTACGAAGGATTAAGAATTAATTTCACTATGTGGCATATTGTAGGTGGTATTTACGGATACAAAAAATTAATAAGACTTCCTCGAAAACAAAAGAAAGCGTTAAAGAAAAGCACTTTGCGGGATGTTATTGCAGAAGATAGAAACTTCATAAAAGAGTGCCCATATCCTAAAAAATTGCCAGCATTTAGCTATAAACAACTTGATAACGAACACCGGGCGCAGATAGAGTATTGTCAAGATGACGTTTACACCAATTCGTAACTTATATATTTGTGTCAAAATAATATTTATGATACGTGAAGCAATACTTGAAGCTCTCAAGAATAGAGGAATGAAGCAGGCTGAATTAGCCAGACATTTGGATATAAACCGAAGCTCTCTCAATGCCTTTTTAAAAGGTAATGGAAAAATTAGCTTGGCGAATGTCGAAAAGTCATTTTTGTTTCTTGGAATAGAAATAGTGTTGAAAGACAAATAGTTATAACTCGTTTTTGCAAAGCGTGATTTTCAAGAATTTAGCCAATCGGGAAACCGGTTGGCTTTTTCTTTATATTTGCCCGTGGACGTTTAACTCTATAAAAATGCTTTGCAAATATGTTCTGACAGTAGCTGGTACCACGTATGAACTTCCTAAATCCTGTATCCGGAATTGGGATGAGATAAAGCGTACACTCAAACGTGATGGATTTGGTGGAGTTATTAGAACATTCACGTCTAAGTTTGAATTTGTAGGAGAAGCTTATGAGCTGCTTCTCGATGAATGGGTAGAAAAATATCTGTTTGCAGACGCTCGGATCGCAATTTACGAAATCAATAATCAGCACACCTATGATATTGTTATCAATAGTAAGTTGGATTTCGGTACCTTCGATAATTCGGGCTATACAATATCAATGAATACAGTTGATAATAGTACAGCTACTCTTATTAAAGCTAACAAGGGAACGCAATACGAGTATTTGGTAGATGAAATAAAAGAAGTTCATCAACTGTATTATGATAGGCTGGATATGCAGAATATACTAAACTTCTCTATTGGTGATACATATACCGTAAATCCTCTTGAACTTGCAAATGTTTATATTTCCAGTTATAGTAATGAGATATCCAAAGGAGGTTACCTTGAATATGACAAAGGTGAAAAAGGCGTAGTTGCTGATCTGCTCGATGTTCCTGCGTCTGGCATTAAAGCGTATGTGGAAATGGATGTTGAATATGAGAATAGTGGGGATGCTGAGTATGCAACATTTACTCTTTCCTCTTGTGGGAATACTCAAGCAGTGAACATAAGTAAAGGAGAAACTAAAACAATAATATTGAGTATTAGCGTGAGTAAGGCTTCATTTGATTCTTATGGTCAAAGAAAGATGGTGTACTTTTCTATCAGTTTGAAAGCTTCTCATACTACTTATGCAAAAATCAACATTAAGAAGATTAAAGAGTTTAAGGTAACTTATAATTCTATCAGTGATCCTATCTACATTGATGCAATAACACCTACAAGGGTCTTGAATTGTTTGCTAAAAAGTATCAATGGAGGAAAAGAAGGCATTACCGGTAAGATTGCAAGCAATTATGATTCCAGACTTGATAATTGTGTTATAGTAGCTGCTGAAAGTATTCGTGGCATACCAGATGCGAAGTTATATACTTCTTATACAAAGTTCGTTGACTGGATGGAATCTGTGTTCGGCTTTGTTCCTGTAATTGATGGAAATATTGTTCAGTTCGTTCACAGAGATACACTGTTTTCCACAAGTATAATCAAAGAATTTGAAGTCGACCATACTGAATTTACTTATTCTGTTGATGAGAAGCTGATTTATTCGTCTGTTCGTGTCGGCTATGACAAACAGGATTATGATTCAATCAACGGACGTGATGAATTCCGGTTTACAACAGAATACATGACTGGTGTAGATATTACTGATAATAAACTGGAGCTTATTAGTCCTTATCGTGCAGATGCCTATGGTATTGAGTTCTTAGCACAAAAGAGAGGTAAGAATACTACTGATAATGAAAGTGATAATGACGTATTTTTTGTTGGAGCTGCTGATTCTATATTAACGTCTGGGGTGATGTGCTATAAACTCATTAGAACCGGATGGAATATCAGCGGCGTGTTGAATCCGGATAAGATGTTTAATGTGATGTATAACCAGCGTGCTATGTTGCTTGCAAACAGCAAGTATATTGGTATTAGCGCTGATAAGCTTGAATTTACTTCTTCTGATGGCAACAGTGATGTTGTGATTAACAACATTGCGTTAAAAGATAATTTTGTGATATCTGAAAAGTTGGCCACTTGTGGTAAAGTTGGATTTAATACCTATGATGAAGTTATTCCTTCTCCTGTGGATGGTATAATTACTCTTGTTAAAGATGAGTATTTGTATAAGGGATTTTTAAGTGAAGCAGACGGACAAATAGAACGGTTTGATGGGCTTAAATATGAACTTATAGTGAAATCTATCTCTAAAGCTTAAAATATTATGTTGAAAATAAGTCCTTTTACCCCTTTGTTTTTTAACCCTACTACGGACCGGTTCGGTGCGAAGAGTAAATACATTCAGAAATTCGCAAGCTCTGATATCATATTCATTGAGTTGATAGGTGACAAATCAGATGCAGTGCCTGCCTTGGTTGTACGAGATTTGATTAATGAGCGTCAGGATTCTATTGAGTGGCACACATGGAATATGAATAATAATCAGATAATCTACTTTCACATTATTACAGGACTGAATAGCGGTTACTACGATGTATTAGTTGGTGATTCCTGGAGTGAGATTTTCAAAGTTACGAATGATAGTGCCGAACTTAATGAGACTACTGTAATACAGTATTCAATGAAAGATAACCGGCAACGGACGGATTGTATCTTTTGGATTGATGGTATGCAATATTTCTTCGATTTCCGTGCCCCCGGCGGATTCAAAGATAATAACTGGTCATTCACAGTAGATAACGAACAGTTTACCACTGCTGATGGTGATATTGTAGAATTGTATAGCCGTGAAGCTACACAGAAGATATTTACTTTAGGTAATTCTATTGGTTGCCCAGTGTGGTTTGCTGACTTTCTTAATCGTATTCTATGCTGTAACTATATCTATTTTGATGGTGTACGTTATGCAAGAAAAGACGGTGGTGTTCCTGAATTGAATCAAGAAATCGAGGGATTGAAAAGCTTTGTCTTCAATCAGCAGTTACAGCAGATAAAATCGCTTGATCCTGTTTTGGAATGGAATAATCAGGTTGCGATGAGACGTGTACAAGGTGATAATTACAGAAAAACGGATACTGGGGATATGCGTAGTATCAAATTTGGTACAGAAAAACCTGTAGCAGAAATTGGAACTTATATCAATATGTCTAATGCTACTCCAAATACTGGCACTTCTATCAACAGTGATACAATGATCACAGTGAACAGTATTCATCATCCGGGCGGTGATGAACAATCATATTGGGATTTAATCACCATTAAGACTACTGACATAGACAGTAAGTATATTGGCAGGAAAGGTTATGGTAAACTGGTGATAACCGGACTTGATAGCTTGAAAAGTTCTTTGGATGACAGTTTGATAAATTTACGTGCCATTCTATACACAGGTGGTCCATATAGTAATCTTATTGAGGGTAGTGTAGTTAGTAGAGATGGAGTCTATATTTTAAAGGGAGTAGATGCCGGAGATGTAGGTACCGGAAAAGAATTCCAGCTTTATCTTGATTACATGTATGACTATGATATTGATAATATTGGTATGACCATTGAGTTAACGTGGGTATATGATAATGATTAGATAATTCATTAAAAGAATAATTATGACAGAAACGGAGAAACAGCAGATTGTCAGCCTTGTGCTGCAAGCGTTAAAGACAAATAGTTTCACGATAGAGCAGCTTACTGCCGTGAAATCTTTGTCTGATGATATGTATGTTGAGATTAGTGGTGGGCGGAAAATATTGGTACAGGATTTAACTGACGCTATATCCGCTTATATTAATAAAGATTTGGAGGATTTTAAGAATCGTATTACAGATGCAGAGAAGAGTATAACTGAAGGAGATGCTGAACTGTTGAAAAGGATATTAGGCACTTCAACAAAATCAAATCCTCTTACTGATCCTTTTAAAAGTTTGGGTACGATTGATTCACTGGCTAACTTAAAATCAAAACTCAATTCTTTATATGAAGGTAATTCCTCTGTTGGAAATTACCGTTGTGTATTTGCGCCTGGTTCTACCAGTATTCCTCTCAATATTCAAGTAGAGCGGTTGGGACTCAATAATGTTTATCAGTCGTTTACATCGTGCATCCAACTTGATGCAATGAATAACAGTACGGCTACTGAAGTAACCGTAGGACCGGTTATTACTTTGTCCCGGAGTGGTGTTGTTTCTAGTGGTAACACAACTTGGGGGAAATGGATGTCAACCGAAGCTAAATTACAGGAAGCTCTTGGAACAAAAGAGACATCTAAAAGTGATGATGGCTCTGTTTGGGGAGAATTGAAAAAACTATTGGCAGCCATAAATGTTTGTGGTAGTATTGTTATAGACTTGGATTTCTTGAACGATCTAAGAGATTTAGATGAGGTGTTTGGTACTGCCGGCTTGTTTACTTATCGGTATAATGAAGATGAACGAAATGAATTCAAGGATATAAAAGGTCTTTTGGCTACTACGATACTTGATGAGAACATTTATGAACAAATACGCTATGAGTGTGGGTTCGTATATCAGAGACAGCGAAAAAACGGAGAGTGGGGTAGTTGGAGAATAACGAGCGTTACTGACTATAATGTATCTTTATATCATGTCGATCCGAGTGATAATACAAACAGATTCACATTAGATAAGGCTATATACCTTGTTCCTATTGAGCTAAGGAACATTGGTATCAAATGTTCATTCTTAGATAAAGTAGGTAAATATCATACTTATGTATATGTCGGCAGTGATTATGTACCGGACTCATGGAATGAGGTTAATACCTATGAAGATGCAAAAGGCAAAGGGTATAAGGGTACTGAAGAGGATTTCTACAAGAATCTGTCAAATATAGATATGCTTCATTTTTTCAATACAGTCCTTTATACTGATATTGATTCTGTTGTTAACTCCGGCTATTATATTGTGGCTGATGCAGACACTTATTCAAGTGATATTTTAGTTGTGTCCCGGTACGGTGAGGATGATGCCATTACCCAAATCTTCCTGTCTACGTATTATACCGGTGGTGTGTTGAAACAACGTAAGATGACAGGTGAGAAGTGGAGTGAGTGGGAAGAAATCTCCGGTGGTTCCGGTTCAGGTAGTGGCTTTTATAACGTAACTAAACTTCATCCTTTAAATACTGGCTTCTATACAAAAGAAACAGCAGTAACAGCCGTTTCTGGAGCTAAAGTCAAGGATGAAGAGAAGCCCGGCATGATTATTACTTTCGAGGAGTCTGCTGGGAAATGGAAAGATTATCGTTTTGAATCAAACGACATAACAGCTTTCGATCAGCCGGCTGCTTGGAATGAATACGGTGGTGCAGGAGCTGTGAAAGAAATTACTTTCAACGGTGAAAAGCATACTCCGGATGAAAGTGGTGGTGTATCTTTCAATGTCGAAATTCCTCAAACAGATGAAAGTTTGGATGCCAACTCAACAAATGCCATTCAGAACGCTCCTGTAACTGCTAAATTTAATGAGATTGAAGCCAATACTGTTTTCACACTCGAATCCGAGGTTGACGAGGATAATAATACTGTTAAGCTAAGTTTGAAAAACAAGTCCGGTGCAGAAATAGCCAGTACGGAATTTCAAGGCGGTACAGGCGGTGGCGGCGGAGAAACCGGTACTGCAACAAAGATTGTCCTCAATGCTTCGGTAGATAACAGCATTATCAAAGAGGGTGGTTCTTCTCATCTTACCTATTTCTACGATCACCAATATAGTTCCGGAGATGACAAGGGCGAATCTACTGGGCAGAAAGCTACGCTTACCATACAGATGCTTCGAGGTGCTCAAACTGTGTACACAGAGACTATTAACGATGTATCTAAGGGTACATATACCCTTGATTTGAGTAAGTATTTGCTTTTGGGAACAACGGATATCTATGTAAAGGCAACAACTACCGATCCGGAAGGCAAGAAGCAGACTAAACAGGCATACACGTCCGTCAAAGTTATTACGTTATCTTTGAGTTCTACTTATAACATTGCTTCTCCTGTTGGCGGCTATGCAGCCGGTGCAACTGCATCCATTCCGTTCACCATTTCGGGAACAGGCAACAAAGTTGTCATGTTGTATGTTGATGGTGTTCAGAAAGACTCCAAGACTATTACTAAATCCGGGCAAACGAACAGCAGCTTCAGTATTTCCATGTCTGACCTTTTACCTGGTCGGCATACCGTGCAGATGGTTGCTGAAATGGAAGCTTCTGCCGATCTTACCGTTCGCTCTGAAAGTATCTACTTGGATATATTCAAAGAGGGTTCTTCTGCTCCCAGTATCGGCATGATGCATCGCTTCCCGGACGGCCGCATCTTTACGGATGATCATTTGACACCACGCCTTGAAGTCGGTCAATATGAGAAACTGCAATTCGATTTTGTTGTTTACGATCCGAGCAAAACCCCTGCTGAAATGTCCGTGTACAACAATGGCACCAAAACACAGACAGTAAGTGTGCCGCGTACCGTTCAGGTATATACAAACCGGTTCACCGAGCAGGGAGAGTATGCAATGCGGTTCTCTTGCGGCAACACTGAATATGATTTCTTAGTCCACGTTGCAAAATCCTCTATTGATATCGAGGAAGTACAAGCAGACCTTGATTTAAAACTTTCGGCTGCCGGTCGTAGTAACACCGAAGAAAATCCGGCAGTTTGGACTGATGGCGAGGTAACAACCAAGTTTACCGGGTTTGATTGGAATAGTAATGGTTGGACTGGTGACTCTTTGCAGTTAACTAATGGAGCTACAATAGAGATTCTTAAACAACCCCTTGCCAATGATGCCGTATCGAACGGTGCTACGTATGAATTTGAATTGAAGTGTTCGAATGTAACTGATCGTAACGGTGTCATTCTTTCGTGTATGTCCGGTGGAATAGGATTCCAGATGACAACACAGGAAGCGAAAATAACCGCTTCCGGAGGAAGTTCTGTCAATACACTTTTTGCTTCCGATCTGAATCTGAAAATAGCTTTCGTTATCGGCAAGAAGTCCGGTACTCGTTTGATAGAATTGTACGTAAATGGTATCCGTTGTGGTGCGAAACAGTACTCACAGACTGAAAGTATGAAGCAGGAAGCTCCGGTAAATATTACTGTATCTTCCGATGCAGCCGATATCGAGTTGCGCAATTTGCGTATCTACCGGCGTGGTCTGACTGATGATGAAGAGCTGACCAACTACATGGTAGACCGTCCGACATCAGAGGAAATGGTTGTTCTATTCCAGAAAAACGATGTTATGAATGACGACGGCTCGGATGTGGATATAGAAAAGCTTCGTGTACAAGGTAAATCTGTCATGCGCTTTGTTGGTGATGTCGAACTTGTTAATGCAACGAACAACAAAAAGTTTGAAGTGCCTGTTGACGTGTATTTCTATTCTGCATATGGCAAGGAGTATGATTTTGTACTTCGTAATGCAGGACTTCGGATACAGGGTACATCGTCTACTACCTATCCGCGAAAGAACTACCGTATCTACTTTGAACGTTTCGATAAATATGGAACGACTTTGGAAGTGAATGGTGTCGATGTTCCGGACTTGATGTATTCATTCAAACCCGGCGCCAAACGTGTGGGTATTTTCTGTTTGAAGGCTGATTTCTCCGACTCATCATCAACGCACAATACTGGTGGTGTGAGACTGGTCAATGACACATGGAAGAAATGTGGCTGGCTGACACCCCCACAGGAAATAGACGGCAGTGTTCGTATCGGTGTTGATGGTTTTCCGATGGACTTGTTCTACGATAATGATAATACCGGTGTAAATACCTATTTGGGTAAGTACAATTTCAATAACGAAAAGAGCGATTCTCACAATGTCTACGGTTTTGAAGGTATTGCCGGATTCAATGATTTAGCCGCTTTGAATGGCGACCGTAACAAATGTATCTGCCTTGAGTTCTTGAACAATTCTCATCCGTTGTGCCTCTTCGGTACTTCCAACATAACTGCTGAAAACTTCGCTGACGGTTTGGAATTCCGTTTTAAGCCGGATAAGACATGGGAAGATGCCGACCAAGAGGATAAAGACGCTGTAACCCGCCTTTGGACATGGATTAATTCGGTAAAAAATGACCCCGCCCGGTTCCGTGCAGAATGTGCCGATTACTTTAATGTAAACAGCTTGTTCGGTTGGTACATAATCACTGACTATTTGATGGCTGTTGACAGCCGGGCAAAGAACATGATGTTCTGCACTTGGGACGGTGTTCACTGGTATATTCTTCCTTATGACATGGATACGATTTTAGGCGGACGTAATGACTCCGTACTGAAGTATGACTATACTATGACATGGGAAACCTTTGATGATTCTATTGGCTCCTATGCAATGGCCGGTCACGACTCCATACTTTGGAAACTTGTCCGCTCTTGGCCGGAGAAATTGCAGGAAGTTGCCGGGAATATCCGTAGTAATATGAGCACCGAGTATGTACTTGATATCTTCAATAACCAACTGATGGGTAATTGGTGCGAGAGGATTTATAATAAGGACGGAGAATACAAGTATATCAAGCCTTTAACAGAGGGTGTTACGACTTCGGAGGGTACAAAATACTATGACTACCTGTACGCCCTTCAAGGTAGTCGTTACGCTCACCGTACATTCACGATCCAAAACCGTTTTGCTCTTTTGGATAGCCAATATCTTGCAGGTACATACCGACAGGATTCATTCCCTATCTATTTTGGTTATAAGTTCTCTACTGATAAGCGTAAGGTTAAGATAACCGCCAGCGAACGTTATTACTTCGGCTATGGGTACACGTCCGGCGAACCGAAACAAAGTGGTGTGCTCGCTGAAGATGCCGGCAGTATTGTCGAACTGACGCTCGACACGGATTTGATAGTCAATGATCCTCAATACTTCTACGGTGCATCCCGTATGTTAGGTCTTGATCTGACTAATGTTAGCCATGCTATTGTCGGTACTCTAAATCTAAGCAATTGCGTAGCATTGCGAGTTTTGAATATCAGTTGTTCGGCTACGCAAAAGACCATGAACGCACTTTTAGTTGACAAGTGTAAGAATCTGCGTGAGTTGAACCTTACCGGGTTGCAAAGTGAAAACTTTACTTCTATGGATTTATCTTCAAATTCCAAACTTGAGACTTTCCGTGCTGGTAAATCTGCATTAACGGGAGTATCTTTTGCACCTGGTTCTCCCTTGTCCGTTGCTGTTCTTCCTGCTACTCTTCAGACGCTTGAATTACGATACTTGAACAAATTATCTAACGACAATCTGACATTAGAGGGTACGGTTAATACTAATCGCCTTGTTGTCGATAGTTGCGCACTGATCGACTGGCAAAGACTGCTCACAGCGTGTCCGGCTGTCAGATACCTTCGTATTACTGGTATTGATATGGAAGGAGACGGTACGCTGATTAGAAACCTTATGGAAATGGGAGGTGTTGATGAGAATGGCGGTAATGTATCTTCCTGTCGCCTGGTGGGAACCTATCGTCTTACCCGTTCCATGACTGATGAAGAATATGAAGCAGCCGTTGCTCATTTCCCGGAGCTGACCATCATTCAGCCTAAATATACGATGATTGAGTTTGATGACACTGTTGCCGATGATGCTAATATCAGCAACCTCGACAATCTGACCGGCTATAAATACGGTAACAGCTATGTAGCCAACGGACATATTACTAAGATCCTGGCTAAACGTCATCGTGTTTTAGGTAAGCAGACTGAGAAAGGTAAAATGGTGATTTGCAATCTACACGATGAGAACTCTAATTATTATGCCGATTCAGAGAAAATATCCGGTGCTACTCCTGCCAAATTGGATAGTACGGAGGGTGATCTTTGGATGTATGAACCTCACTATTGGTATAAAGGAATTAATGACTACCTTAACAACAAGAAGTACACCTGTTACAGTTCCAATACCGAAATTCCGGATATACCGGTATGTGATAAAGTTTATCTTTCCAATATCCGGGAATCCGGGCTTTATAAGGAGAAATCTAAGATTCTGATTGGTCGTGCTACCTTGACGGACAGCTATTCTTCAGACACGAATTATAGTGTTTGCGGTGTCGATGTTTCCAAGCATAAGCGTGTCCGTTTCCCGACCACGTTAGGAACCGGCTTGATTGGCAGTATCTTCGTAGACGCATCCGGTAATGTTATAAAGGATTTGACCGTTCCGAGTCTTAACAATAAGTTTGCTGAAGGAATGTATCTTATTGCAGACGTTCCGGAAGGAGCTGCTTTCCTTTATTTCACGATCTTCAATAACGCAGAATTTGACCTTGTTGTATTATCCAACAGTGACAAGATTGAGGATATGGAGCCGGATTGGGTTGAACACCTGCCTTGTCTGACAGGTGTCGGTGAAGCAATCTCTATTGGTAATTCTCTTTATTCTGCTTTTAATACTTCTGCAAGTGTTGGTAGTATGTCTCAATCCGATTTTCACTATTATGCACAACAACGTAATTTGCAACTTGTGGACTGGGAGATGCACAAAGATGTAGCTAACTTGTTCTATGCAGCATATGGTCGTCGTGATGCACAAGATCAATGCGGTTATGGTCAAAATACAAATAACCGGATAGTCGGAACTACTGCCGTAATCGGTATGCAGGATACTGTAAGCTATGATTCAGATGGTGTGCATAAAACTGAATATTCTTGGTATATCTCAAAGGATGCCGATGGTAGAATAGTTCATACTCGTATTCCTTCAAGTAACTGTATGGGTTATGAAAGTTGGTATGGTGACAAATATGAATGGATGGATAAAGTTGGTTTACCTAATACTAATGCACAAGAGCAGTATAAGTTAAATATTGAGATGCCTGACGGTACGGTACGTAAAGTTCGTTCCGGTACAACCGGTGGTTTTGCAACTGGTATGGTTCATCAAAAATATTGTGATGTGATTGCTGCTTTTTCACAGGCTGGTAGTAGTACAACCTATTATTGTGATGAATTCCAACCGAGCGCAGCAGCTTCTCGTGTGGTCTTTCGGTCGAGCAGCTCCGCGTACCCGGTCGGCGGTCTCTCGTATGCGTATTGCGGTTACGGTTCATCGTATGCGTCTGCGTCCTACGGTTCCCGGCT